CTGGATCAGACATTTCACCGGATGAGTACACAGTGACGGAGCAGGAGAACGGCGCGATAATGATTACGTGGAACACGCACAGGGAGCGTGAAACCGCATAGGAGGTGGCAGCATGGCAAGCATGCGCGGCGTACAGATTACGCGCAACGGAAAGCGCACAGGGTTTTTAACGGTTGTAAAGGAACTCCCCGGCGTGTACCGGACAGGCGACGGCAGGTATTTCTTCATTCGGCATGGGCGGTATTGGATCGTATCGGAACGGAACGAAGGTAACCTTGGCCATCACGACATCGGGACGGGCTATGCTACTCTGTCGGATGCGGTTTCAAGCATCGCCACGAATTGAGCAAAAGGAGGATTCACGCATGTACGTCTACATCAAATCGGATTCGTGGCTTTGGACTGTCGGGTTTTATCGCCCCGATGGGCGTTGGGAACCGGAAAGCGATCATGGGTCGCCGGAAGAAGCGGCACGGCGCGTTCACTACCTGAACGGCGGGAAGTAGATTATGATTTGGGAGGGTTAACGAGATGAACAAGCTTGATTTGTTCGACACTTGGTCGAATGGCGGGTGTTTGGGGTATGCGATCAAGGCGTTGGAGGCATCGGGCTATAAGCCGAAAGAAATCCAAGTCATCATCGACGCGATGAAGGCGCAGTTCGAGCGGTACACGGTCGCGGAAGCCGACAGGCATTATTGCAATAGCGTTTATTGAGAGGCAATACCGAGCCGGGCGGCATACTCGGCAGAAAGGCGGCACGGGCATGATGTACACGGTCAGGATCGAGGCGGCGGAAGCAACGGTTGAGATGGTCGAGATTCGGGAAGGCGCAAGCATTCAGAACGTCGGGCATGAGCTGATCGGTTGCCGTATGATAGAGATAGTACAACCAAGATACTTTTTGAAGGGGTATTGTATCGTAATAGACGAAGAAGGATGGTTGAAGGAAGAGCCGGTTTTGAACGCGGTCGCAAGCCACATGTACGGGATGCACAAGCACGGTCAGGGCATCGTGGGGAACGCAATCGTGATGAAGAACGTCATGACGGGCGACGGGCCGGATGTGGGATGGCTGACGAAGGAGGAAGCGGAAGCGGTTGTCATATGGATAAAGGCACGGGCGCATTTGATTTATTCGGAGATCGGCGCGGCGGTGACGGGAAGGATGGGATGATATGATTTTCTGCGGTGCGAAGTGCGAAGAGTGCGGGCGAACGACACATTGGGAAACGCATGTTGACAAGGGCACGTTGACGCGGTTCTTACGCGAACGAGGATGGACGGTTGGCAAGCGGACGATTTGCCCCATCTGCAATGAGAGAGCGGCGCGTGAAAGGTATTTGCGCACCAAGGGGAGGGATGGCGCAAAATGAATCGTGTGTTCAAGTATTTCCTCCCCTACCGGCCACCGGCGCCCGGCACAATCCCGAAAGGATTCGTGCGGTGCGAGGAATGGGCGGACAGGCCGTATTGCGCGGAGGTCGGGCGGCACGTGTGGGGATTCGCCGAGTACGAGCGGGAGTTGACGGAACAGGAGGTCAACGACTACGAGTTGATACGAGCGCCCGAGCAGAGCATTTAATAACGTTTAACGGATTACATGCCTTGACATCGATACCGTAGCGTACTATTATAGAATGGAGGATGCAAGATGAGAGCAGAGGCGGTATAACGATGCTGATACCATTGGTCGAGTATGCGCGGAGAAACGGGAAAGACCCGATCGTAGCCAGGCACAAGGCGCAGCGCGGAGGATTTGCAACCGCCGTCAAGATGGGCAGAGATTGGTTCATCGACGAAGAAGAGGTGTGGGAAGACAAGCGGTTGAAAAGCGGAAAGTATGTCAATTGGAAGTATGGCAAGTATTATAAGCCGGAGAAGGACGGGCAGGACGCACCGGACGCAGATCAGCTGGACGCAGGGCAAGAAGAGACGCAGCCGGAGGATGCAACCGGGGAATAATACGGGGTTTGGGATTTTCAACGGGCGCGGATTCATGGACGCGGATTTTCGGATTTTCACCCCCCGTATCCCCGGATTTTCACCCTTCACAGGAAGAATTTGGCGTGATATAATATCATCAACGCAATGCGGCGGTAGAGGGCGCGGAGGGCGGCACTCGCCGCCTTTTGATTTGACTAGAAGGAAAGATGAGCGGCACACACGAACGGGCTTAAAGGACATTTAAGCTCGTTTTCTTATGCGGAGGTGAACGGCGCAATGGCGGGCGGCAATGAAATCAAGATCGTGTACAAAAACGTTGACGAGGTTGTGCCGTATGAGAACAACCCACGCAACAACGATGAGGCTGTATCAGCAGTCGCAGACAGCATCAGAGAAAACGGGTTCAAAAACCCGATCGTGATCGACCGGAACAACGTCATCGTGTGCGGGCATACGCGCATCAAGGCAGCGAAGAACTTGGGGATGACGCGGGTTCCTTGCGTGGTCGCGGACGATTTGAGCGACGAGCAGATACGCAAGTTCAGGCTTCAGGACAATTACACGCACGAGCTGGCATTGTGGGACGAAGCGAAGCTGGCGGATGAGGTCGCGGCGCTCGAAGCGGCGGGCGTGGACATGGAAGGCATGTTCGACGAATTGCTCGCCGGCAGCGAAGAGGCAGAGGCGAAGGAGAAACCGGAAGTCGAGTTCACGGAAGAAGTGCTGGAATCCCATAACTACGTGGTGCTGTTTTTCGATAACGACGTTGATTGGCTGCAAGCGCAGAGCGTGTTCAACATCAAGACGGTTGCGGGGTTCAGCACGAAGAAGGACGGGAACGGGAAGCGCAAAAAGCGCGGCGTCGGGCGCGTGATTCGCGGTTCGGAGTTTTTGAAGCGGATCACGGAAGGGGTGTTCAATACGTGAACATCAGCGTGAATTGCCCGTCATACAAGCGCCCGAAGGTTCGGACGTTGAGCTACCTCCCCTTCTGCAAGGTTTGGGTCTGCGAGACAGAGTATGAGGATTATATATATAATAACAAGGGGTATGAAAAGAACATAGTATCGTGTACAAGAGGGATACAGGGAAACGTGTGCAGGATACGGAACCACATACTCCGGACTGAGTTCGAGAACGGCGCAGATGTCGTTGTGATCGTCGATGACGATATGAAATACATGGCGTACTTCGAGAGCGTCGGAAGATTCGGGTACAACGACATACGGCTCGAAACGGAAGACTTCCTGCCGTTCGTCGAGGAATATTCGCTGATGGCGACGGACCTTGGCGCGTTCCTTTGGGGCGTGAACCTCAATTACAACAAAGACGCATACAACCACTACACCCCGTTTTCAACGAATAACGTCGTGCTCGGGCCGTTTTCGTGCCATATCAGAGGCGGCGGGATCTGGTACGATGAGCGGTTGCCCCTCAAAGAAGACTATGATATTTGCATTCAGCATTTGAACAGGTATCGGGTCATATTGAGGGTGAACAAGTATCACTATTACTGCAAGCAGTCGGAACAGGACGGAGGATGCGCGACATATCGCAACATGGACCGGGAGCGCGAACAGCTTGAATTGCTGCGCAAGAAGTGGGGTTCGGAGATCATCGCGACCGATAAACGGATGCGGGGCGGTGTTGCGGTTGATGTGCTTGACTACAATCCCATCGTGCGTGTTCCCATCAAAGGCGTGTAGCGAAATCGCCAATCAAACACGAACAGAGGTGGGAGGCGGTGGAAGAAGGCAAAGGCGATGCGCGCACAGAAGCCCGGTTGAAGTACATTCGCAGCAGCGGAAAAAAAACCCTACGACAAATTGCCGAGGAAGTCGGCGTGCCGCTTTCAACTGTGAAATCGTGGAAGCAGCGCGACAAGTGGGACGATGAAGCGAGTATCGCAAAGGGTGCAACCGGACGCAAAGAACCGGATGCAGATGCGGACGCAGGAAAACGCGGACGCAAGACGGATGCGCCCCGAATCGCCGAAACAAAAAAGCGCGGCGGTCAGACCGGAAACAAGAACGCATACGGGAACAAGGGCGGCGCGGCCCCGGTCGGGAACAAAAATGCGATGAGCACGGGCGCGTATGAACGGATCATGTTCGCGACGCTATCGGAGGACGAAAAGGAATTGATTCGGGACATGCCCCTTGAAAGGGATTTGCTCCTGATCGATCAGATACGCATATTGACGATTCGGGAAAAGCGGATGCTCGAACGGATCGACGAAGTAAAAAAGTCGGCGAAGTCAAACATGATCCCAAGCAGCATGCGAATTGTGAACCGGGGCGAGACGGCGAAGGCGACGGATGGGTACAGCGAAAACGTAATGTACATGTTGAACAGGTTAGAAGAGGCCCTAACGCGGGTTCAACAACGCAAGCAAGCGGCAATTGATGCGTTGCATAGATACAGGATCGAGGATACGAGATTCATGCCGAAGGGCGGTGCGCAGCCGGGCGACGTTGGCGATGAATTGGACGATGTTCAAATATCGCGCGTGTTGGCGGGGATGAGCGACGAAGAGCTGCGAAGGTACGCTTCGACGTGCGATGACTACAACTCGGGAGGCGGTGAATTGTGAGCGGATACGCGAGCACGATACCGCGCGAGGCAGTACAACGCGAGTTGGAGCGCAGGGAGGCAGAGCGGCAGGAGCAAATAGCCCGGAACGCATGGCGCATATTGGCGCGGCGGAGCATGGCGGACTTCGCGTTGTACACGGACGCAAGATACCGCATGAATTGGCACCACAAGGTGATATGCGATGCGCTGGATAGATGGATTCGGAAGGACATCAAGCGGTTAGCGGTATTCACGCCGCCGAGACACGGGAAGTCTGAATTGGTGAGCCGCAAATTGCCCGCATACCTGTTCGGGGTCGATCCTGATACATCGGTCATATCGACGAGCTATTCGGCGGACCTCGCAAGCCGGATGAACCGGGATGTGCAGCGGATCATTGACAGCGAGAGATACCGGGACTTGTTCCCCGATACGCGATTGTTCGGGAGGAACATTCGAAGCCTTGCGCAAGGGAGTTACCTGCGGAATTCGGACATATTCGAGATCGTCGGGCGCAGGGGCGTATACAGAAGCGCAGGCGTCGGCGGCGGTATTACGGGCATGGGCGGCGACTACATCATCATTGATGACCCCGTGAAGAACCGCAAGGAAGCGACGAGCGAGACGTACCGGAATACGGTTTGGGATTGGTACACTTCGACGCTGTACACTCGCCTTGAAAAAGACGGGTGTATTTTATTGACCATGACGCGGTGGCACGAAGATGATTTGGCCGGGCGCGTGTTGGCGAAGATGCAGGAGGACGATTCGGAGCAATGGACGGTCGTTGATTTACCTGCAATTTGCGAAAAAGAAGGGTTGCACGATTACGACATACGGCGGACCGGTGAAGCCCTGTGGCGTGGCAAGTACAACGAAGCGGCTTTACAGAACATCAAGCTGACGGTCGGCAGCTACGATTGGAGCGCGTTGTATCAGCAGCAGCCGCACCCAGCAGAGGGCGGTATCCTGAAAACTGCGTATTTCAGGTATTGGGATAAGCTGCCGGATCGTTTCGATGTGATAATTCAAAGCTGGGACTGCGCGTTCAAAGACGGCGACAACAACGACTTCGTTGCGGGGCACGTGTGGGGACGATTGGGCGGCGATTTTTACCTGATCGACCGGATTCACGATCGGATGGGGATCGCGAAGACAATGCAATCGATCACGGCGTTGTCGGAGAAGTGGCCCAGGGCGCGGGCGAAACTGATCGAAGACAAGGCGAACGGAACAGCGGTAATTGAGTTGTTGACGCACAAAGTTCCCGGGCTTATTCCGGTCGAACCGCAGGGCGGAAAGGTCGTGCGGGCGCAAGCGATAGCGCCGTACTTGGAGGCTGGGAACATATATTTGCCGAACACGAAAAACCACCCTTGGATACACGACATGATAAACGAATGCGCAAACTTCCCCAATGGCTCGCATGATGATGATGTTGACGCAATGACACAGGCGATCATAAACATGTCGGATTACGTTGTCAGCGGTTTGCCGCCTTCGGAGTACACGAATCAGCGCGACAGCTACTGGCTGCAAAGGTGAGGTGATGACGCGACATGCCAGCAATGAACGAGATCGGGCGCATTGGTCAACGCAGATATGGCGGACAGTTCAGCGAGGAATTCCTTCGCGAGCTTCAGGGCAAAAAGGGCATTGAAACATACCGCGAGATGAGCGAAAACGACGATGTATGCGGCGCGATTCTGTACGCGATCGAAATGCTGATACGGCAAAGCTCGTGGAATGTGCAACCGGGCGGAAGCTCGCGCACGGATGCAGAATGCGCCGAGTTCGTCGAATCGTGCATGCACGACATGCAAGATACGTGGGTCGATACCATATCGGAGGTCCTTTCGTTTTTGACGTTTGGTTGGTCGTATCACGAAATCGTATACAAGCGGAGAACAGGCGACAGCAGGGACCCGAGGTTGCAATCGAAATACACTGACGGGTTCGTAGGGTGGCAGAAATTGCCTATCAGAGCGCAAGAAACCCTATGGCAATGGGAATACGACGCGAACGACAATTTGCAGGGCATGACGCAGATTGCACCGCCTCAATACATCATGGCGACGATCCCAATCAAGAAAGCCTTGCATTTCAGGACCAAATCGCGGAAGAACAACCCGGAAGGCCGATCGATACTGCGGTCTGCGTTTCGCGCGTGGTATTTCAAACGGAGAATTCAGGAAATCGAGGGTATCGGGATTGAACGCGATTTGGCCGGTTTGCCTGTCATGAAAGCACCGCCCAACTCGCACATATGGGACGATACGCCGGATTCAAAAGACATGCTGAACCGCGCCGAGGCGATCGTGCGGAACGTGCGGCGCGATGCGACAGAGGGCATTGTATTGCCGGCAGAATGGGAGCTTTCGTTGCTTTCGACAGGCGGGCGCCGACAGTTTGACACGTCGGGGATCATCGAGAGATACGACACGCGCATAGCGATGAGCACGTTATCAGATTTCATCCTCCTTGGGCATCAGAAGGTCGGGTCGTTTGCATTGAGCAGCGATAAGACGGAGTTGTTTTCGCTGGCGCTTGGGGCGTATCTGGACATAATCTGCGAGACGTTCAACTCACAGGCCATTCCCCGATTGATCGCCATGAATGCGGAGCATTTCAACGGCATCACGGATTACCCGAAGTTGGCGCACGGGGATGTCGAGACGCCGGATTTAACGCAGATCGGAACTTACATCAAGGACATGACGGGATGCGGCGTCATTATCCCCGATCAGGCGCTCGAAGATTACGTGCGGCAGGTGGCGAGTTTGCCGGAACGGTTGGAATCGCAGGAGTTTGACGAGGCCACACGGCGGCAGCAGAGGCAGGACACACGAGAGAAGCAGGACGCCGAACAAGATATTGACATGGACGATCCCGAAACAGAAGACGCAGAGCAAGCGCAGGAGGCAAAGAAGAGGCTCGGAAGAGGCGGCACGCAATGAACGCGGGCGGCAGAGTGTTGGAGTTGTCGAAGGCGGACCTTTCAATGCTCGAACGATTGTCGGCGTTCATCGACGAGGAATCCCCGGAACTAGCGGAATTCCTGACCCGGACTTGGGATGACCAGCAGAAGGCAATCACGTACCGCGAACTGCGCGAAGCGATATTTAACGGCGAGATTTCGAAGGCGCAGATATTGAACTGGCAGCAGGATTACAGCGTGTTCGTTTCGACGGTGTACGCACCCGTCGCGGAAAAGGCAATCAACAAAGCTGCGATGGAGCTTGCACAGAGGTTCGGCGGATTGGTGCATGATCCTCAAACGTTCGCGATGCGGCAGTTCATCGAGAGCCGGGGGGCGCAGTTGGTTCGGGAGATGAGCGCGGCGCAAACGGCGGCGATCAATACGATTGTCAAACAGGCGTCGTTGTCGGGCACGTTGACGGTAAACGAGTGCGCGCGCGCCATACGGCCTTGCATTGGCCTCACGAAGCGTCAGACCCAAGCGACGTACAATTTCTACGAGAAGCTGCGGGAGCTGGGAGTGCCGCCTAAAACGGCGTTAAAAAGGCAAGCAACGTATGCAGAGATGACGCACAGGAACAGGGCAGAGACGATTGCTCAAACCGAGATGGGGCGAGCATACAACGAAGGCGCTGCAATTGCCGTTCAAGAAGGGCAGCAGCAAGGGTTATTCGGAAAGTTCAAAGAACGATGGTTGACAGCGGAAGACGAGCGCGTATGCCCACAATGCGGCGCGCTGCACGGCGTCACAATTGAACAGGGGGGCACATTCCCCGGTGGCATAATCCTCCCCCCTGCCCACCCACGTTGCCGGTGTGCGGTCGCATATGACATTGAGCCGATCGAGGAAACGGGCGGCGTTCAGTTCACATTGCAGGAGATCGAAGATTTGTATAACACGTACATGACGGCCCCATTTGTATAGCGGGAGGCGGCAGCATGGCAAAGACATTCAAGGATTACATGATTCACAAGCAGCTACCGAGGGCTGACCCGTGCGGCGGTACATTGCAATGCTTGTTTCACATATCGAAGGCGGATGACGAAAAGCGTCTGGCGTTCGGGTGGGCGAGCGTCGCGGAACGCAAGGATGGACAAACGGTTGTCGATTGGCAGGATGACATAATCGACATTGCCGAGTTGGAATCAGCCGCCTATGATTTCGTGCAGTTCTGGCGGGAAGGCAGCGACATGCACGAGCGGGGCGGTTTTGATATTGCGGTGCTCGTCGAAAGCATGGTGTTCACGCCTGAAAAAATGTTGGCGTTGGGCATCAAGGAAGGCGACGTGCCGTGCGGATGGTGGGTTGGGTTCAAAGTCGTTGACGATGACGTATGGGAGAAAGTCAAGGACGGCACTTACAAGATGTTCAGCATTGAGGGCGAAGCGGTGCGCGAAGAGGTATAGGAACGGAGGTGAAAAAGATTGCCGAATGTGTTGCGAAACATGCGCATAAAGCGGGTCGCGTTTGTCGATGAGGGCGCGAACCCGGATGCGCATATCAGATTCGCAAAGAACAAAACGGGCGGCGACAGCGGCGGACAGACCGAACCGGAAGCAGACGATGGATTCATGAAGCGGATGTTCGCGGCGTTCATGAAGACGTTCAAGCCGTTCATGAAGGAATCAACGTCGTTCAAAGAAGAGATGGTGCGGCGTGAGTATTGGGACGTTCAAGACGAAATGTATCGGGCGGCGTGGGCGTACCTCGATTCGATCGGCACTATTCTTTTCGACGATGAAACACAGCCCGAGGAAAAGGCGCGGCTGATGCGCGCGAGCACGAAGGAGTTTTTCGATATGATCGAGGCTTCGACCGATAATTGGTCGAAGGCCGAGGCGACGGAAGTTTCGTTTGTCGCGGATAACGGCGGGGTCGATGTTCTCGTGAAGATGCGCGATATGCTCAATGAGCGCATCGAAAAGGGCGGCAGCGAACCCAAGAAGCCGACGAAGAAGGCAGAGGATGAGGACGGCGACGAGGGCAGCGAGGAAGAAGAGCAGGAAACGGGAACGGCGAAAAAAGTGCAGAAGGGAGTTTCACAGAATATGGATCATCTGGTGTTCGATGAATCGAAGATGACGCCGGAAGAGAAGGCGACGTTCGACGATTTGAAAAAGCGGTTCGGGACCATTGACGCCGGCGACGATGGCGACGAAGGCAACAAAGGCGCGGAGGGCGCGAAGCAGACGGAAGAAGAGGACGTGTACAAGGGCTTGCACCCCACCGTTCGCGCGGAGCTTGAGCGGTTGAAGAAGTTCCATGAGGACACGGAGAAGCGCGAACTGCTGGGGATCGCGAAGAAGTACGAGTTGCTCGGGCACAAGCCCGAAGCCCTCGCGGTCGTGCTGAAGAACCTCAAAGACGCGGGCGGCACGGCGTATGCCGACATGATTGGCTTGATGGATAGCAATCTGGCGGCGCTGGAAAAGTCGGGGCTGTTCGGCGAGATCGGAAAGCGCGGCGATACTGCGAGCGGCGACCCGTGGGCCAAGATCGAGGCGGCGGCGCATGAGATCGTCAAGGCGAAGCCTGACATGAGATGGGCCGATGCGGTCGATACGGCGTGCATGCAGCACCCCGAACTCGTGGCCGAGTATGAAAAGGACCGCGGTTAAGACGAGACAGGCAGAAAGGAGAAGATAAGAACATGGCGTATATGAATGCGGCGATCAACGACAGCCCGACGATTGTTGACAAAGCGGCGGGGTCGATGACGAACCCCGCGATGTTGGCGGCGGTATACAGCGGCGGGAAGCTCGCGATTGCGAGCGCGGCGGGCGCGGTTGTGGTGGGCATTGTCCTCCCCGATGCGCCCGATACGGTAAGCGCGGACGATGATTTGACCGTGGCCATCAAGGACATTGTGCTGTGGAAAACAGGTGACGCAATCGCAAAAGGAGCAGAGCTTGCTACGGCGAACAATGGTAAAGCGGTCACGGCGACATCAGGAGCGTTCATCGTGGGTTTCGCGCTTGATGCTGCCAGTGCGGCGGATCAGGTCATCCGCGTACAGATCACAAAGGCGGGGTACAAGAGCGGCGGCAGCGTAAGCCCGCTTACCCTTGCGGGACTGACCGACGTGGACATTACCAGCGTACAAGACGGCGACGTCATCGCGTATGACGCTGCGGCACAGAAGTATGTCAACAAGGCTCTTGCCCTCAAGGATTTGAGCGATGTTGACCCGACACTTAATCCCACGGACGGCCAGACGCTTACATATGACGGCACGACCGACAATCAGTGGGAAGCCAAGACGTGATTCACGGATGGAAAGGAGCAATTAAGAGATGAGAAACAGGGCAAGCAATGAGGCGATCATGGCTGAAATCGCCAAAGGCTGGAAACCCCATGCGTATTTGACAAACATGTCTATTGCGTATTTTCAGCCCAGCGATTGGTTTGTGGCACCGGCGATTTTCCCGATCCTCCCCGTCCCCCTTTCGACCTCATATTACTATGAGTTTTCGAAGGCTGATTTGGCGCGCGACAATGTTCAGAGGAAGCCGCCGCACGGCAAGGTCACGCCGATGATCTTCGGTCAGACGGAGAAGATCTATCGGTGCGATTGCGATCAGGTCATTGTCGGAATCGATCAGATTACGACGCTGGACTATCAGCGCGCGCGCACTCCGGGCATGGCCGACCCGCGAAGGGCAAAGGTCAAAATCGCCACGGAACAGTTGATGCTTCACATGGACAGGATGTTCGCTGGCGGGTTCTTTGGTGCGGGCATTTGGGCCGACGAGTGGGCGGGCGTCGCATCGAACCCCACTGGCAAGCAGTTCTTCAAGTTCGGCGACAGCAACTTCGACCCGGTGGCGTTTTTCGGCGCAAGAAAGGTTGAGATGATGCGGCGCGGGCGCAGGAAGCCGAACGTATTGGCGTTGGGCGTCGAAGCATACGAAGCGTTGAGGGTCAACCCCGACTTGCTGGATCGCGTGAAATACTCCGGCAGCACGCCGAACCCGGCGACGGTCAACACGAACGTCCTTGCGCAGCTGCTCGAAGTCGATAAGGTGGTTGTGTTGAACAGCGTGTTCAACAGCGCGGGTATCGGCGAAACCGAGAACATGCAGTTCATTTGCGATAGCAAAGGCGCGCTGCTGTGCTACTCGGTGGCAACTCCGGCAATCGATGAGGCGACGGCGGGATACATTTTCGCGTGGGATATGCTGGGCAATGGTCAGTACATCGCGATGGATCAGTGGGAAGGCGAGAAGGGCACGCATACCGAATTCGTCGAAGGGCTTATGTCCTACACGATGAAGATTGTGTGCAACGATCTCGGCACCTACATGAAAGATTGCGTGTAATGGGCACACGCTCGAAGAAGGCGAGGTGATGAAATGCAACACATATGTTTGCGGGCAAGTATGATAAGCGGCGTTGCCTACAATGCGGGCGACGCCGTTCCTTATGAGGCCGTCGAGCAAGCGCGCAGGAAGCGCCTTATCAGCATGGGCATTATTTCGGAGCCGTTCGAAGCGAAGCGCGCAGAGGCCAGAGACGCCCCCAGCGATGGAGCGGCGGAACAGCCGCAGAGCGGCGAGCAGATTACGCCCGATGCGTCAGCCGAGCCGGAACAGCCTGTACCCGGCGATGGAGCGGCGGACGATGAATCACAGCAGCCGGAAGAAGAAGGCGGCTTAAACGGCGTTAAAAAGCCCGCTAAAGGCAAAGGGCGGTGACTTGCATGGCTACATACACATACAACCCCGCAAACATCATGGGAGATGGGGTTGATGCGATGCGCTTTCAGCTTGGCGATACGTTGGTTGCGAGCGGAGCGGATACGGCGTTTTTGTCGGACGAAGAGATTAACGCCGTCATATCTCATTTCAAAAGCTGGAGCGTAGCGCGGTATAGGCTGATCGAGGCAGTATGTCACCGCCTTTCGTTTGAGGTCGATGTAAGGAACGACGGCACGGCATATTCGCTCAACCAGCGGGCGCAACGATGGTTCGTGATGCTGGAAGAGGCAAAAAAGGAATTGCCATGCATGCCATCGAGCGGAGCGGTTGCGGCGTCAATGCAAGGGAGCGACGGCGGACACTATTTTAACGCGGGGATGCTCGCAAACCCATACGCAGAAGGTGAACGGCGATGAGGATCGGCGCAATTGGAATGATGAGGCCGGAGCAGTTGCCGAAAGAATTCGCCGTGTATGGGGCCACGAGCGAAACGTCAGAAAGCGGGCGCGAGCTTGTTAAAGACGGAGTGGAAAAGGCGCGGATAAAATGCGTCTTGTCGGAAGCAACGGTGGATGAGCGCGAGTTGTTTAACCAGTTGCAGAAGACGGTCACACATACGTTATTGCAGCGAGGAAGCCCGGTTGCGAGCGAGAACGACACGTTGGTCCTCACAAAGAACGGCAGCATCACGAAGGATTGCCGAAAGTTCAGGGTTCAAGGCGTTCACGACAAAGGCGATATGGGGATTGATACTGCGTATTACTGCATGGAATGGAGTGGTGGCGGATGAACATTCGCATTTCCACTTACACGAAGCAGATTTTTTCGCAGGTCGAACGGCAATTGCGGCAACGTTCAGCGATAGCGGCGCAGGAATTGCGCAACGCATCGCTTGAAGTGTTGAGCGGAAGCCGTGGTGGGCGATCGTATGTTGTGCCCGGCACGGGCCGAGTGCGGTATTACAAGCGCACGAAAACAGCGGTCATTACCCACAAGCGATACACAGGATCATCACCCGGAGAACCGCCAGCGGTACGGACGGGCACATTAAGGCGAAGCTGGCGACCGATCACGTTCGGCGAAAGCAGGTTGGGCGCGGCGATCGAATCAAATGTGCGGTATGCCGGATGGCTTGAACACGGAACACACAGGAAAGACGGCGGGCAGAAGATGGCACCTCGACCGTTCGAAGAAAAAATCATCGAAACGGCAAAACCCAAAATCGAAGAGGTGTATTCACGCCCGTTCAACATCAGTTTGTGAGCGCGTAAGGAGGCGTTGTAATTGGGAATTGAAGGCATGCTCTTTACGCGGCTCGTTCATGATACACAACTCGCGGAAATGGTGACGGTGTTCGATGGGCGCGCGGCGGTGTTTCACCAACGCGCGCCCGCCCCAAACAACGCAAAATGGCACGACAGCCAAAAGCAGTACCCGCGTGTTGATTTTACCGTGGACATGCAAGAAGAACCGGCTCGTAATTCGAGCGGCACGCTTACGGTGAATGTGTGGTGCAGTACCAAATTCGGACAAATGCCGGAATCGATCGAAGCGCGCATTCGCGCTTTGCTGCATGCAACGTTCGCACAACCGGAAGACGGCCCCCCATATTGCTTCGTGTGGGCGCGGTCTGACCCATTTGAAGTTACGACGGAAACGCAGAGCGCAGAGGAAATGCCGAGCGTGATAGGCTGCACACTCGCGTTCGATATAATGGCGTTCCCGTCGCAATTGACGATATATCCCGATCCCATTCAAGCGATGAACGCATGGACGAAAAAGATATTGCCGCAAGCGGTGGTTATTGGCGTCGATACGATAGATGGTTGGTTGGAGCCGACAAAAGAAAGGCCCATCATCTATTGGCGCATCACGGCACAGGCACCGCAAAAAAGAACTTTCGTGTGCGTTTGGTTCAATACGACAATCGAAGGGCATGTTTTTGCGCACGGTGCGGATGAACGATTGTATACGCTGCGGAAGATCAATACGGCGGCGGCGATGGAACACCATATCACGATGGAAGACAGTTCACCAATGTTCATATTGAGGTTCGGGATAAACCCAAACATGAACTACCTCGCAACGGGCCAGATACAGGCGGAAACGCAATTCGGGGTATTGCGCGAGCAATATGCAAACCCGCCATCAGGCCCGAAGCTGGTACATGTCAATTTGCCGCGTGAGCAGATCGAGAGCGAGACAAAGACGGCGAATGTTCAGAGTAACGGCACGGGGCATGTATTCCCGTACACGGCGGCGGGAACGTCGCGGACAGGTCAAACAGAAACGGGGTGAAATTATGGCCGAAAAGAACGGCAGGAAGATCGAAGCCGAAGTCGCGGATGCCGCCGAGGTTGCGGCGGCGCCCGAAGAATCGGTATACACGGCGCGCGAGCTCGCGGCCAATGCACGTGCGGTATTCGGAGTGTGTCAGGATTTGGCGGCAGCGGCGCTTGGATACGCGGGAATTCAGACGTGCACGGTGAACGAGGCGAAGCAAATCATCAAGAACTACGCGGAAAGGAAGGTAGTGTAGAATGGCTGGAAGCTTCAAAAACGGCGAAACGAAGGTTCGCCCCGGCGTGTACTTTCGCATTGAAAAAGGCAGCGGCAATGAACTCGCGGGTGCGAGGAACGGAATTGTCGCTGTCGCTTTCAAAGCGAACTGGGGGGCGCTCAATCAGGTAATGACGCTCGAATCGCCGGATGAGATTTACGGACTGTATGGCGATGACGGCCAGAGCAATTCGAATGTCGCGGTACTGGAGAAGATTTTCAAGGGCGGCGCGAGCGTCATCAAGGCGGTGCGCGTGGGCTCGGGCGGAACCAAGGCAGCGCATACGCTCAAGGACACGACGGGCTCGCCTGTCGATGTCGTGGCATTGACGGCAAGGTATGCGGGCACGCGGCCTTTGTCGGTTACGATTCGGGATAGCCTTGCCTCCCCCACCACGCTTCGCGAATGCATCATCTACACGGGCACGAAGATTCTGATGCAGGTGGAGTTTGCGAAAGGTACGTCTGAGGTTGACGCGCTTGTTGCGGCGATTAACGCCGTAACGAACGGCGTCGTGACGGCGGCAAAGGTCGCGGCGGGCAATGGCACGTTGGCGGCGATTACGCAGGTCGCGTTTTCGACGGTTGGCGTAAGCCCGACCATCGCGACCGCTGATTACAGCGGCGCGTTTACGGCGCTTGAAGCGAGTAAGTGGGGCGTGTTGTGCGTTGATACGAACGACGCCGCGGTTCATGCTTTGGTGAAATCGTACATCAACCGCGTAAACGATGCGGGCCTTCTGGCATTTGCGGTTGTCGGCGAACCGGTGTCGGTCGCGTATGCGACGCGCAGGACAAACGCGGCTGCGTTCAATTCGTGCAATGTCGTGTACTGCTTGAATGGCGGGTATGATTCGAGCAACGTCTTGCACGATGGGTTCAATGTGGCAGCGGTCGTTGCGGGTATGCTGGCGGCGTTGCCGTCGAGCGATTCGCCCACGCATAAGCAGGTCCCCGGGCTGGTGTCGATCGCCGGCGCGCTTACGAACACGGAAGTTCAGGAGTGCTTGCAGAGCGGCGCGCTTGTGCTCACCATGTCGGCTTCGGGTGTCGTGTGGATTGAGCAGGGTATCAACACTTTGGTTTCGCCTTCGGCGGATCAGGATTCCGGGTGGAAGAAAATTCGGAGAACGAAGACGAGATTCGAACTCATTTCGCGCATCTTGGAGAGTTCGGAAAGCATCATTGGCAGCGTGAACAACGACAGCAACGGGCGTGCGACGTTCATTGCGATCGCGAACGGCGTCGGCAAGGCAATGATTGCCGAGGGCAAGTTGCAGAGCTGCACGGTCAGCGAAGACCCGAACAACCCGCCGAGCGGCGATAGCGCGTGGTTCATCATCGACGTTATCGACAACGATAGCGTCGAAAAGGTGTATGTCACGTATCGGTTCCGCTTTAGCGCGAGCGAGTAAGAAGGAAAGGAGCAATAAAAAATGGCAATTCTGAACACAAGGCCGGTTGTCGATATTCGCAAACCCATGAGCGGCAAGGACGGCGCTTTGTTCGACGGCGACGGAACCTTGATGGCGAGTGTCGAAAGTTTTCAGTCGCAAGCAGCGATCACGAACCAGACGTTTCAGCCGCTTGGGGATGCGCAGGAACACGGCGTGATGACCTCGTTCAAGATCACGCTGACGCTTTCGGAAATCGTCGTTGAGGACAGCAGATTGTTCAGGTACTTCATGGATGCGATGGCGGGGCACAGGATGCCCGTCCTCAATTTCCGTGGCATGGTGCGGTCGCCCTACGATGACAGCGAAGAGCAGATCGTGTACAGGGATTGCGTCCCCGATGGGACGATTGACATTCAGAACATGCAGGTCGGCGAATTGTACAAGCGCAGCTGGACGTTCATCGTCAATCAGGTGCCGGACATGCAGAGCATGTTCCAGAACGCCTAAGCGCGGCGAATCACTCGACAAGGGAACACACAGGCAGGACGGCTATAAGCGCGTCCTGCCTGTGTTTAACGGGCTTAAAACACAATGAAGGGAGCAAGGCACATGGCGAAGCAGACGCAGGATTATGAAAACGTGACCCCCATCACCGCAGAGGAACAGCAAGCGGAAATCCTCATGAACGAGGCGGAAATCCTCAAAGCGTTGACCGACCCGACGCAGCACGACGATAGAACGGAAGTCATCGAAGTGACATTCGGGAAGGCTGTGTTTCGTTTCAGAATCAGGCCGTTGTCAGAAAAAGAGTGGGACCGGTGCCGTGAACGCAGCACCAAATACGCGAAGAATCGTCGTTTGGGCGGCATGCGGTTGCCCGAATCGACGGATACCGTGGGCTATCATTCCCTGCTGATCTACACGGCAACGGTCGATGAAGACAAAAGGAAGCTGTGGGACAACCAAGCGTTTTGGACGGCGTGCAACGTCGTTACCGGCGTTGATATGGTTGATCGGCTTATTCCCTACGCCGGGAAAAAGGCGCAGATCATCGAGCGGATCGAAGCGTTGAGCGGATATGACGAGGAAGAGGCAAGCGATTACGAGGGCACGGTAAAAAACTCATAACCGCTGGCGGCAAGACGCGATTGCTCCATCACATATTTCAGCGTACAGGCATCACGCCTGACGTTGTAATGGGGCAGTCGCGTTTCATTCGCACGTTCATGCTGAAAAGCATGGAAGTTCAGTTGGAAGAGGAAGCGGAGATTGCCGCAGCGAGGAACAGGCAGCGCAATAACAACACGAGCAGCAGACCGGCAAGACGGCGTTAAAGGGGGTGAACATTGATGGAGCAAATTTTCAGAATCGAAATTCCTGTTGAGGCGATCGATAAAACCGATAATGCATCCCTTCGACAGCTCGAAAGCACGCTTCAAAAGATGTTCACCCTCTTTGCGGAGAGCAAGTCGAAATCAAAAGATACGTTTAGCGCGGTCGATAAGGGCGCGAAGGAAGCGGCTGATTCGATCGAAAAGGTATCGGCGGCGGCAAAGGACACGACCCAATCATTCGAAAAGATCGAGCACGCGGCGGATGGCGCGGCGTCGGCGCAATCCGAATCGGGCAGCGAGGCAGAGGCTGCGGGTAAAAAAGCGGAAAAAGCGGTTGAGGGCGTAGCGGAAGCATACGAGGACACCGCGAGCAAAGCGAAGAAAGCCGGTCAAGCGACCGGCTCTTCTTTCGATGGTGCGGGACAAAGGGCGGATAAGTTCACCGAGCGCATGGAGAAATCGAACCAGCAAATCCAGAAGATGAACAACACGAAGATTCGGCTCGTGATGGAGGCGCTGGACAGGGCGACGCCCGTATTGAAAGAGATTTGGGGATACGCGAGCAAGTTCGGCTCAAAGGTGTGGAGCGTTGCGGTGCGCATGAAGGACCTTATCACAGCGCCGTTTCGCAAATTGTATCACATGCTCACCAGCCCCATAACGGTTGCTCTTTCGGTGGCGGGCATCGGATTAAGCGCAAATGACCTTGTTACGACGTTCAATGGGTTTGAAAAGGGTATGTCGGCCGTTCGCGCGTTGACAGGTGCGACAGACGAAGAGTTTTTGTTGTTAAAACAAACCGCGAAGGATCTCGGTGCGGAAACCGCGTTTTCAGCAACCCAAGCAAGCGAAGGCATGCAATACCTTGCCTCTTCGGGGTGGAATGCAAACGAGATTGTGGCGGCAATGCCCGGCTTACTGGATTTAGCGGCGGCGGGCGCAACGGAACTCGGAACGGCTGCGGACATCGTGGCAAGCGTCATGACCGCAATGGGGATGAAGGCGAACGAGGCCACGCGCGCGGCTGACGTGTTCGCACAGACGGCATCTGCAAGCAATGCGTCGGTCGAAGACCTCGGCGAGACGCTTAAATACGCGGCGCCCATTGCACACAGCTTCGGCCTTTCCCTCGAAGAGGTATCGGCAATCGCGGGCATGATGGCGAATGCCGGTATTAAGGGATCGATGGCGGGCACAGCGATTCGCTCTTCGCTGTTGGGCATGGCGTCCCCTTCAAAAGAAGCGGCAAAATTGCTGAAACAATTGAAGATGTCCTTCACGAACACCGATGGCACGATGAAGGATATGTCGGTCATTGTCGGCGATTTGACGGAAAAGTTTTCGAAGCTCACGGAAAAGCAGAAACTTCAATATGCGGAAACGCTGTTCGGCACATATGGCGCGTCGGCATGGTTGGGCGTTATCGATCAGGGGGCGAGCGTGTACGACAAATTCACCTCGTCGCTTGAAAACTCCACAGGCGCGGCAAAAGAAATGGCTACGATCAGGCTCGACAACCTCGCGGGCGATATGGAAGCATTGGGCGGCGCGGTTGAAACGGCGAAGTTGGAAATCATGGATAAGCTCGACCCGTACCTTCGCAGCGCGGTTCAGTGGTTGACGGGCAAGATTCCCATGATTCAGGAGAAAATCGAAAGCGCCATTGATTCGGTCATTGAGAAGGTAAAGGCGATCAAAGACCACGTACAAGGTGTTTTCGACAGCGAAGAGTTCAAGGACGCAGACGGGTTCGCGGAAAAGTTGTTCGTGGCATGGGACAAGATCATTGTCGAACCGTTCGAAGGATGGTGGAACAGTGGCGGCAGGGAAACGGTGCTCGGCATATTGTCGCGCGTCGGTACGTCGATGGGCGAAATGCTCAAAGGGCTGTTTCTCGGTGCGTTTTCGGCAATCACGGGCCAGAACGTAGATTTCGAAGGCTTCAATATGTCGGGGATCGCGAAGGCGGGCATTGAATCAGCGACAACGTTTGTATCGTCGTTCATCAATGCAATTGACTTCAAAGGGTTGGCTGCTAAATTGCCCGCGCTGATAGGCGCGATCATCAGCGACGCATTGAAGCTGATCACAGGCGGAAGCCCCACAAGCATCATATCGGCGCTCCTTGTCGGCAAGGGCGCTGTCACGGCGGTTAAGGGCGTGAGCACAGTATCACGCCTTTTAACAGGATTAAAGACGGCGCTATTTGGGGTTAGCACGGTCGCAGGGACAGCGGGTACGGCAACCGCAAGCGTAGGGGCAACGGCAGCGACGGCGGCGACGGGCGTTGCGAAAGCAACGACGGTGCTCGGGGGGTTGAAGACCGTCCTTGCGGCAATTCCTGTATGGGGATGGGTCGCAGCGGCTGTGATTACGGCGGCGGCAATCGGGATCAAGTTATACACTGACGCGCAAGAACGGCACAGGCAGCAGCTATTGCACATGGGCGATTCGGTGGAAGAGGCGGCGGATAATTGGCGCACGTCGGTCGATCACGTCAATGAAGCAACGGCGATTATCGATGATGTGAAGGAAGTTCAGTTGAAGCTCGAAGTATCCCAAACCGGGTTGAGCACGCAGGATGTTCAGAACCTCAAAACCGAGTTGAGCCAGCTCGAAAGCCGAAAGGCGGAAATCGAGGTCATGCTCGCGGAGAAGGGGTTGACCATCGAAGAAGTGCGGAGCATGAACGAAGAGTTAAAGGCAATCGCTGACAAGAAAGCGCAGATTGACGTAACGTTGACGGAATCGGGGTTGACCGCCGATGAGGTTACGCAACTCGCGGGAGAACTTCAAAGCATTCAGGACCGGAAAGCGGAAATCGAAGCAAAGACGGCAGCGGGCGGGCTTACGTATTCTGAAATTCAAGCGTATGCGGAAGAGTATGATAGAATCAGTGACCGCGAAGCAGAGATCAATGCATACCTTTCGGAAAAGGGCCTCACGGCGGAGGAAATCAAGACGCTTGCGGCTGACATTCAGGATATTGAAGGGCGCGAGGCGGTTATCAATGCCAAGCTGGATGAAGCGGGCATGACTGCGGAAGAAATTTCGGCAATCGTTGATGAACTTGACCGAATCGAGAGCAGAACAGCGGAGATAAACGTACTGCTGTCTGGAAATTCGCTTACGATGGAACAGATAAGCGAGTTGGTCAAGGAATTGAATGCGATTCAAAGCCAAAAGGCAGAGGTCGAAGCAAAGATTGCGGAAACCGGATTGACCACCGAGCAGTTGACGGCATATGCTGACGAGCTCAATTCGATCGATAGCAAGAAGGTTGTCATTGAGGCGATGCTTGCTGATGGAAGCTTGACGGAAGCGGAGGTTGCAACGTATTCGGCGGAACTCGCCAAGATCACGGACAGGCGCGCAGAGATCGAAGCGGAGCTTGCAGAACAGGGATTGACAGTCGAGCAGGTACAAAACCTCGCGGACCAGTTAAGCGCGATTTCGGACAGAGAAGCGGAAATCAAGATTACCCTATCATCTGGCGGTTTGACGGAAGAGGAAGTCGCATTGATAGCAAGCTACTTTGCGGAGATTGAGAGCAAAGAAGCGAGCATTACGGCGACGATGAGCGAAAGCAGCTTGACTTCGGAAGAGATCACGGCATATGTCGCGGAGCTTGAGAAAATCACTTCTCGGAAAGCGGAAATCGATGTGATCCTTACAGCCGCAAGCCTTACGACGGAGGAATTCGCTGCGCTGGAAACAGAATTAAACAGCATTAAAGACCGCAAAGCAGAGATCGAGATGAAGATAGCGGCGGGCGGTTTGACGCAAAGCGAGCTGTCTTCCCTGCGGTCGGAATATGCGAGTTTAACCGACAGAGAAGCGACGATAAAGCTGATGCAGAGCGCCGAGGGCATGACGCAAGAGCAGTTGGGCGCACTCAATGAAGAGCTTGACGGGATTTACAGCCGTGAAGCCGAGATAAAGGCGTCGATGTCGAAGGCTGGAATGACCGAAGAAGAGATTGCGAAGGTGTCGGCGGAAGTTTCAAGTATTGCGGATAGAAAGGCAACGCTCAATATCCTTTTGTCAGAAAGCAGCTTGACTTCGGAAGAGATACAAGCATACCAAGATGAATTGGATGCCTTGTATAGCAAGCTCATCGAAGTTTCAAACGGGCTGATTTCGCAGAAGGACATTGAGAACGGGAAGGCCGAAGAGCGTATCGCATTGCTCGAAAAGCAGTTGGAATTGGAACGCGAAATCGCCCGGATCAACCTTGAACGCGAGGTGATCGAAGGGAGAAAAACAACTGGCGAGCGTGGCGAGAAGCGCGACGAGTATTACGCGAATTATGAGCAGACGCAAACGGAATCCTCTGAAATCGCGGACGCGCGCGCGAACATGATTATGTATCGCACGCAGTACGAGCTTATTCAATCTCAGTTGGATTTGATGTTTACGAAAAATAAGCTCAAACCGGGGCAAGAAGGGTACGTTTCAGATGAAGCACTCGGCGCATGGATTGAGAGCACGTACTACCCGACCATCGACACCATTTCGACGGGGATAGACGAAAACGTTAGGCCGTATGCCGGAACGGGGATTGGCTCCTACGAAGAACACAAGCTCATTGATTTCGGAACGGATACGATCCTCGAAAACATGGATGCCGATATTCAGTCGATCATGGGTGCGGAGGAAAGAGGCGCACAGGATTCGGCATATTGGTATGAGCAGTACAGAACGAAGAATGCCGATTTGGTCAAGCAATACATGGGTGAGAAGAGCCTTATTGAGATGACCGCTTTCAAGGGGACGGGGCTCGAAGGCAAGACGCTCGAAGAAGTTGCTGCGCAATACAATACGCTCGGGTACAAAGAGCGCGAGTTGTTTTCACAAGCGATGCAAGCGTTCACTGAAATGACCGCTGGCATAGACTATTTGGCCGATGCGGACAAGATTCAGCCGATGAGCATATGGAAGACGGCGTATGAATCTACCGCGCAGCCCGAGGCGGAACCGGGGACGCCGGCAACGGTGCACCAGAGCGCGCGCGAAACAATTTCGGCGTTGCAGTATCGGAACGCGACTGACGAGAACAACGATACTCTGTTCACGCAGTTGCTGAAGGACAACGAAACGGCCTATGGCAAGCTGTCGGAATTGCAGACGGCATATGCGGAGGGCAAAGACACAAGCGAGCTTTTAACGTATTTTAAGGAGCGTTACGGGCAGGAATTCACGGAAGAAGACATTGCCGCGATACTGGAAAAGATCAAGCTAGAAAGGCAGCAGATTTTCAACGATCAATACGAGGCAATCACCAAGACGGCGGATACGATTTCGGCGATTGATGAGCAGATCACGGCAACGCAGCAGAAGATAGCGGAACTGACGGAAAAGGCGCAGAAATTGCAGGAAGCCTATGATTTGGTCGAAAAGCTCAAGACACAGTACGGCGCTTTGACGGAAGAGGGCAAAATCGAATTTGCGAATTCGGAGGAAGGCGCAGCGGCCCTTAAAGAAATCAATACCGCATTGGAAGGTCTTGGCCTTGATAAGATCACGTCATTGGAGGATCTGTCTTCGGCGGTGGCATCGATTCAGGGCGCACAGGGCGAGAACACAAATGCAATCGACGCATTGAATCAGTCGCTTGGTGAGCTTACGACGGACAAAATCGAAGCATTGATCGCGATAGAAGACGCGCTGTCAACCGTGCAATGGAACGCTACGAACGCGGACAGGTTGAAGCAGATACCCGAAGCGTTGAAGATGAGCGCGGAAGACGTGAACAGGTTTTCGCAGGTGTCGGAGAACATCGGCAATTGCCGGGAGCAAGTGAAGCAGCTGAAAACACAGCTTGACGATTTGAAGGGCACGTATGACGTTACTGTGAACGTCAAGTACAAGTTCAGCACGGCGAATTATACGCCCGGAAGCGTCGGGAAAAACGCGGAGGGCGGCATATACGACGGCAGAATGCTTTCGTGGGTCGCGGAAGATGGACCGGAAGCGATCATACCGCTTGGGTCAAATCGGCGCGAACGGGGCTTGCAGTTGTGGCTGCAAGCTGGCGAGATGATGGGCATCACGGAATTCGCAGACGGCGGCATATTCGCGCCATACGCCGGGGCGTTGTCACAGGCGAGCGAATACCTCGATGATGACGATGACGGCGGAAACGATAGGATACCCGCCCGTAGCGGCGTATTCGTGGGCGGCGGCGACGGGACAAAGGAAATCAGCGTGAGCGTTGCGGCGAACCCAACGTTCATCATTCAGGGTGGCGACGGCGGCGACATAGTGGCGAAAATCAAAGAGAAGCAAAAGGAAATCGCCGATATATTGGGCGAAGAAATCGCTGAAACAGTCGAGGACCTTGTTTCAAATATGGTGTAGGGAGGTGCGCAAGATGGACATCTATTTGACTTCGATCAAGTCGGGTGAACGGATACGCATACCCCTACTCCCCGACCGCGTGAATGTCAAAACCGGCGCCGCGACAATTTCAAGTACAATCATCAACTTGGGCGAGGTCAAAATACCCCGTGGGAGCAATCTCACGGGGTATTCATGGAATGGCACTTTCCCCGGCGCGCATTTGCAGAATGCGCAGTTCGTGAAAGGTTGGCAATCCCCGGACAAGCTCATTGCTTCGATGATAAATTTCATGGAGCAGGGGGAAACGCTTCGCTTGATGATAACCGAATTGACGGTCAATGATGATGTGTTCATTGACGGATTCAATTATGAGTATTACGGCGGTGCCGGGGACGTGTCCTACACGTTGTCTTTAACACGACGCCGCGCGGTGACAATATCGACGGTGCCTCCGCAGCCGGTAACACCCCCACCGCCCACGGGAGGCGAGCCACCGTCAGACACGCCGAAGAAATACGGAACGGTAAAGCTCAATAACAAGAACAGTCATTTGAATGTGCGGAAAAAAGCATCGACGAGCGCGGCGATTGTCGGCAAATTGAAGCACGGCGCAACCGTTGAGATCATTTCAAAAACGGGAAATTGGTATCAAATCGTATACGCGAAGGGGACAAACGGCAAGGCGTATGTGTATGCGAGCTATATCAAGGTGAATACGACAACGACTTCGACGAGCGGTAGCAGCGCAAGCAGCGGGTCGAAGACATCAACGTCTACAAGCACGGCCCCCAAAGCGGCGGCAAGCACAACGACCGCACCATCAACATCAACAACCTACACGGTGAAGAGCGGGGACACGCTCTATTCGATCGCGAAGGCGAAGCTCGGTGACGGCAGCAGATATACCGAGATTTACGCACTCAACAAAACGACGATCGACGCGAAGAACAAGGGAAAGAAGTGTTCAAAGTACACGGTTTATGTCGGAACCACGCTTCGCCTTCCCACGCAAAAGGCGTCAGTCGGCGGCGGAGGCGGTAAGGTTGTGGCGGCCGCGTATTAAGGCGGTGATTGCATGACGGTTGACCTGCCGAACATCGTTTATAGCGTTGTAGCGGTTTTGTCAGACGGAACACAGGTGCATTTGACCAAGGCGGCAAGCAATATCGGATGGGAAGAAAACGACAAGGAACTCGCGGTAAGGTTGAACCTTACAATAAGCGACGTTCAATTCGGAAACAAGCGCCTTGCGGCGGTTTTGTCATTGTGCACCGTCATTTATTTGTATGCGAATTACGGTATCGGGGATGTTGAAATATGGCGCGGTACTATTTGGGAGTGGGAATATTCGCAGATCAACGACAGCGATATAGTTGTTACGTGTTATGACCAATTGTATTATTTGCAGAAGTCGCAAGACAACAAATACTATGCAAAAGGGAAAGGCACAAAAACGATCATAACCGATATTCTCACATCATGGAGTGTACCGATTGGGACATATGCGGGTCCTGATGTCAAACATGCAAAGATATTGTACAAGAACAAAACAATATCTTCAATGATTATCGAAACGCTCGACGATGCAAAAAAGTTGGGTGGCGGGAAGTCGTTGGTTCGCTCGTCAAAGGGCAAGGCTGAAATAGTAAAGTATGGCGCGAACGAAGATGTGTTTGTGTTCTCTGCGGACCATAACCTTGTGATGAGTTCTGATAAATATAGTATGGTCGATTTGGTGACACGGGTTGTCATCGTCGGTAAAGAAGACAAGAACGGAAAGCCCAAGGTTCAGGCGACATTGAATGGGAAAACAGAATACGGAATTTTGCAGCAGATTCATTCGCGTGGTGATTCATCGCTTTCAGAAGCAAAAAAAGAAGCGCAGGAAATACTCGATGAAAAGGGATCGCCGAAACGAACGACAACGCTTCGATCCCCGGATTTGCCGTTTTTGCGGAAGGGCGATAAGATTTACGTCGAGACAGATTCGATGACGGGATACTTTTTCGTCAAGGGCGTTTCGCACAGCGCGACAAATGGACAGATGAACATGGAGGTCGAGCCGGTATGAGTGGCGGACAGAATTCCCCGGGATTAAGCAAACTTGCGAGCGTAATTAAGGGGATCGCAAAAGGCGAACAAGACACGACGCCGGTATTGGACTTCGGGGAGATTCGAGAGGATTACAGTTTGCTATGCAACATGTATTCCATACCGATACCCAAGAGCGATTACCAGATATGCAGGTATTTGACGTATGGCGACAGCGAAACAAAAACGACGAGCAGCGTTTCGGTGGGCGATCATGGCGGACACAGCCACACGGTGAGCATCGTTCGCGGGAAAGATAAGAAAGTGAGCGCCGGCGACCGCGTTTTGGTGGCTTGGGTCGGCGATGATCCTGTTGTTATCGACGTGATATTACCTGCGGAAGACGTGTTTTAATTGGGGGTGCTAAAATGGCGGACGCATTGTATCCCGTGTTTGAAATCCCTTCGGTGACGGCGATCAGCACGGAAGCGCAGCGCGAGTATAAGCCGTCGCCTATGTTTGATTACGAAAAGGGCGATTTCGTCAGAGACGGCGCGAACCGCATTGTAATGTGCGATGGGTACGAGGGGTTCAAACAGTGGTGCATTAAAGCCCTTAAAACGGAGCGTGGCTCGTGCTTGACATATTCGGGTGTAGGAATAGAGAGCGAGGCGGCATCAGCCGAGAGCGGGCGTCTGGCGGTTCAGGCGGCTTATGAGCGGACCATTACGGAAACGTTGCTCATGAATCCCAATACGGAGCGGGTGAAAAACTTCGAATTCGAATGGGATGCAAATGAGCTTCAGATCAGCTTTACGATTCAGGCGCGCGATTGGGTCGCGTTCAACATCGAACTTAGCGTTGTGGCGTAGGAGGTGAACAGCATGGAAACGGATACCACATATACGCCGCCCGTGATGCTCGAAGAGATTGACGATGAAGTGATTCACGCGCGGATGATGGAGGCGTTGCCCGGAGACATTGACAAAACCGAAGGCGGATTCGCATATGACTTCACGAAGCCCGCGGCACTAGAAAAAGCGTCGATGATGGTTGACTTGAACGAAGCGATTCAATTGTTCTTCCCTGCGTGGTCGTATGGCGTATGGCTTGACCAGATCGCATCGACGGTCGGGTTGAGCAGGAAGGCGGCAAATCCCGCGACGGGAGTATTGACGATTAAAGGCGTCGAAGGTACGACGATCGCGGCGGGCTTTTTATTCGCAACGCCATCGACAAGCGCAAACCCGAACATAGAGTTTGAGGCGACGGAAACGGTGGTCATTGGAAGCTCGTTGTATGCGTCGGTTCCTGTAAAATGCGTGGAGGCGGGACCGGTCGGCAACGTACCGGCAAACAGCGTTACGCTCATGGTTTCCCCTATCGGCGGAATTGCGACGATCACAAACGAATCAGCGTTCACGGGCGGCGCTGACGAAGAAGACGATGATACATTGCGCGAGCGGATACAGGAGCGCGACCTTGATTCGGAAGCGTCTTTCGTCGGCAACATCTCGGATTACAGACGGTGGGCGAAAGAAGTATCTGGTGTCGGGGATGTCATAGTGATGCCGGAATGGATGGGCAAGGGAACAGGAACGATTAAGCTCATTATCATGGACAGCAACGGATCACCGGCAAATCAGACCATATTGGATGCGGTGTATGAATACATCATGTCGCCGGAAGATGAAGACGGTCGCAAAGCTCCTGTCGGAGCAATTTTGACGGTCGCGACAGCGCAGCTTGTTGTGATTTCAATCGGCGCAGAGGTTTTGCTTGAAGATGGTGCTGATGTCGGGACGGTCACGGCGGCTTTCAAGTCGGCGTTCGAAGCGTATTTCGCGGAGGCAAAAACGGAAGGCGCGGTGCGGTATACGCGCGTGGGCAGCATTTTGAGCATGACGGAAGGCATTGTTGATTACGCATCGCTTACTTTAAACGGAGCATCAGCAAATATCGCCATTGACAAAGACGAATACCCCGGAACCGGGGATATAAGTTTGGTGGTGGCGACATGATCGAATTGCAGGAAAGAATCTTGACAACTGAAACTTCGAAAAGAATGCTCAAAATGGTATCGCCCATATACGACAATAGCTATGTCGGGTTATGGCTCATCGAAACCATCGGGCGCGAGTACGAAGGATTATGGGGGATCATAAATTCGTTCCCATTGCAGTTGGCGCCGGACACCGTAACATGGGCAATTGAGCTTTGGGAAAAGCGGTATGGGATTTCGCCGGATGAAACAAAAACGATTGAGCAGCGGCGAGCGGCCATAATCACGATGCGAAGTGTGCCAAGGCCGTTGACGCCCCATTCGTTGCGCGCGCGGCTCTTTGATTTAACGGGACGATGGGCGGAGATCGACGAACACATTGGGGATTTCACATTTGGGGTCTACCTCGAATCCTCGGATGGCATGCAAATTTCGGATTTTACGGGCCTGTTGAAGTACATCGACAAGCACAAACAGGCGCACATGTCATACGAACTTTGGTTTCAAACGTCCCAAAGCATCAGAGTGTCGGTAAGCACGGGATATTGGGCATTGCAATACCCGATGACCGGCACGGCAGATGCGGGCACGCTGCCGGACACAAGCATGATCGGAGGCAGCGTAAGCCCAGGCATTCGCGCGTCGCCAGCAATCAGCGGGTACAAATACGATTACGGGATGTGCGGAACCTTGGCGTGCGGCGCGAGCGGATAAGAAAGGGGTGAGAAGGTATGTTGACAGCGACCGCGTTGAATTCGTTGCGCGATTGCATACAGAACAATATTTCGTATGCGAGATACAAAGTCGGCAGCACGTATTATACCGCAGAGATACGGAGTTCGTATGTGATGAGCGATGGAAGATTGGCGATAACGTTTATCATCGATCACACGTTGCCCGGCGACATAACGGTATCGGAAGTGCAATTGTACGACCATAACGGCGTGATGTGGGCGAGCAAAGCTGAAAGCATTGTGCGCAAGGCGTTGCAGCAGGGCATTTTGTATCGGTTTACGTTTTCGGTCGCGGAGGGATAGGAGGTGAAAACAGGTGCCATACAAGATTACGGGATGGAAAGATCACGTCGTGCAAAGGCCCAAGACGTATACAATCGTCGATAACCCGGATGGATCAAAGACGTTGGTTGACGCTCCGGGCGAAACCATTCAGCAAGGCACACCGATGAGCGCGACAAATTTCAATAACGCTGAAACGGGCGTGGCAAATGCGAATTTCGGATTTGATGCGCTTTTTTCATACGTGTTCTTGAAAATCGGGCACTCCGGGTATTCGCTCGAAGGGTTAGAGGTGGCGTTGAAGGCTTACGCGGACGCGGCGAAAGCAGAGGCAAAAACATACGCCGATCAGGGCAAGGCGGAAGCAAAGAGTTATGCGGACGGGATTGTAGCCCCGGTATCGGCAAACGTCGCAACGCTGTTCAGGGAAATGGTATGGCTGAAAACGGCGGTCAATTTGTTCATTTCGACCACTCAAATGGAGCAGCGCAAGCAGGATGACCGAATCGTGGCGCTCGAAGCGTATGTAACGGCGCACCCATAACAGAATGGAGGGGTTTTCATGTACCAGGTTTTGAGGAATTACCTTGAAAACGCCGCATACACGATGGACGATGCGCGCGAGCGCATCAATTACGCCGTGTCAAGCGGCGTCATCACGGCGGCACAGGCCGAAGAACTTTTGACGTTTGCGGAAACGCATGCGAGCGGCGGCACGGTTGGCGAGAAGGTGCGCACGCTCGAAGAGCGCATGGATGATGTCGAAGCGGCACTCGTGGAACTGGCGGGCATCATTGCCGAAATTGCGGGTTAACGGAGGTGCGAAGCATGGCTAAAATTTATTTTCGTAGGATCAAGGCGGAGCTGATGACCATTGAGGAAGTGCCCGAGCGGTGGCGCGCGGAGGTACAGCAGATGCTTGACGAAGAAGGCATTTCGCCTCCGCAGAGCGGGAGCGGCGGCGAAGGCGATGCCGGAACGGAGGGATAAGAAATGCCTACGGCTTTAGACGCATTGGAGTTCCTCGCACAACAGCTTGGAAACGTGGTGAAGTATGACGCCAGCGGCAACCCGTCGATTTTCGTGCCGTTCCCGAAGATCAAAGCGATTGATTTGGACGCGAGTTTGCCGGATCATGTACACCCCGCTTTCATCGTGAATGGCGTGGAATATGACAGGCTCCTTATCGGGAAGTACATGGCATCGGAACTTTCGGCTGGCGGTACGCTATACAGTTTGCCGAACATGCCGCCCCGCGTTGAATTCACAGCAGATACATTCCTTACGCGCATGCGCGCGTTCGGAGGCGGGGCAAGCGGGAAGACAGTTGCGGAGAGCGGCCTCATTCTGTTGATGGCAAAAAAGTACGGGTGGGTCCCGAAGGGCAACAACAACTACGGCGTCGATTACCGCGACGGTACGATGTGGGAATTGGCGAAGGCGTACACGGTCGGGACGAAGCGCGTATTTCAGGGCGTTGAATATAGCTGCTTGGTCGCGCACACGTCGGCATGGGAGAACAGGCCGGACATAAAGCCGACGTATTGGCAGCGCGGAAACCGCATCGGCGGCGTGCCTGTTGCATCGCAGATTTCGAGCACTGTACCGAACGGATACAACACGCTTACGGGATCTGGACCGATGAGTTGGATGCTGGACGGCACGGCCCGCAGCCTCGCGGATATTGTGGGCAATGCATATGAGCAAGACTACGGGTACAGGATTTTCGACGGCGAGATTCAAATCATTCAGGACAACAACGCAGCACATCCCACCGCTGACTTGTCGGCGGGCAGCGCGGCATGGCGCGCAATCTTGCCGAACGTCGGGGACAATGGGCATACGTTGGTTGCCCCCGGTACACCGGGCACGCTCAAATGGGATGCGAGCGCGGCGACGAGCGGATACCCGATCCTTGATACGGTCGTGAACATTCGAACGACCGATTCGGCGTCGCGTGCGTTCAAAGACCTTACGCGGAACACGACCAACGTACCTTACGTGCCGTATATCCTGCAAGAGCTTGGGTTGTTCCCCATCAGCGGCGACACAACGCAAGGCAGCGTATACATTCGCAATGATGCGGGCGCGGAGTTCTTCCCGCGGCGCGGCGGCTACTATAAATACGCGAGCAGCGCGGGGTTGGGCTGCGAGAGCGTCAACGGCACGCGCGGCGGCACTTACATCTACAACGGCGCGCGGCCCGCTTTTGTAGAACTGGCATAACTGGATACTGAGCACTGGAAAGGGGCGCGCTTATGCGCGCCCCCGGTCCCCCGTTCCCCGTTCCCCTCACTTAGCGGTCAAACAAGCATCGCGGGAGGTTTATATATGGCTGACTTAGCTATAAAAACTAAAATATTGGATATGTTGCCGTACATGGATGACAGGCTCAAAAATTTCCCGAGGGAACAGAAAATGTCGTTGACGGTGCGCATACGGAACACCGGATACGACATGCTGGAATTGAGCAGCAACATAGCGTCGGGATATTTCAATGCGTCAACGGTCAACGCATTGGACAAGAAAAACGCGGAGTTGAAATTGTACATAGAGTACGCAATGAAGCGACAATACATATCGACGCACCAATATAAGGTTTGGCTTGCGATGCTGGTTGAGATCGGAATGATGATCGGTGGGCTGAAAAAGGCATTAGACGCGAAGCGTGTTCGCAATAATGCGGGGAATAAGCCATAAGTTTGTGCGCCTTTGGTGTTGTGAGTTCTTCCCGCGGCGCGGCGGCAACTATAACAACACGAGCAACGCGGGGTTGGGCTACGAGAACGTCAACAACACGCGCGGCAACACTAACATCAACAACGGCGCGCGGCCCGCTCTACCACCTGCCAGATGTTGCGCGGCTACGGCTACGCTCCCAGCGCGGGTAGAGGTAAAGGGGCTTATTTCCTTTGACGATGCGGGAACGCATCGTCAAAAACATGTAGTGCCGCGAAAACGCCCGAAGGAGGCGACGCAGAAATGCGACGCGCGGCGAGGTGGCAATATGCGTAAGGAAACGAACGTGATCGAGAGGATAGCGGATTTTGATAATCTGCTGAACGCGGCAAGGTTGAGCTCAAAGGGGAAGCGGTATCACAGCGAGGTTTTGAGCTATCAACAGAACATCGGCGAGAACCTTCTTACTTTGGAAAGACGGTTTTTGAACGATGAGTATGTGACGGGGCCGTATCACGAGCATTACGTATTTGTACCCCAATGGAGGCTGGTTCATATACCGCCTTTCAACGACAGAGTAGCACAGCAAGCGATATATCAGGTCATCGGACCGATTCTCGACAAGCAGTACATTTACGACAGTTACGCATGCAGGAAGGGCAAGGGATCGCTTGCCGCAGCGGACAGACTGCAATATTGGCTTCGGCAGATAAGCAGAAAACCGGACGCGGAGAAATGGCATGCTTGCAAGATGGACGTTGCGAAGTTCTTTTACCGGATCGACCATGATAGTACGTTGTCGATATTATCCCAATATGTCGATGACCGCATATTCATGAACACGATGGAAAGGATTATTCGATGCGAGCATACGCCGTTCGGATTACCGGAGGGCAGAACATGCAGAAACACGACAAGAGAAGAGAGGTTGTTTAATGTCGGTATCCCGATAGGAAGTTTGATGAGCCAGACGGTCGCAAACATGGACATGAACGAAGTTGACCAGTATGCGAAACACGTTTTGCACATTCACTTCTATGTTCGATATATGGATGATATTGTGATACTGCACAACGATTTGAAGCAGCTTCACGAATGGATGGAGGCAATTAAATCATTCATGTATGATCGATTGAAGTTGAAGTGCAATAGCAAGACAGGCATTGTTCAATTATCACACGGAATTGAATTTGTCGGCTATCGCATTTGGGCAACCCATAGGCTCCTTCGGAAAAAGACAGTTCAGCACATGAAAAACAGCTTGAAGCAACTCGTTCAAGTGTATGCGCACGGAGATATTCAACTTGATTACGTGCAGCATGTGCTTTCGTCGTACTTCGGATTGTTGAAGCATTGCGACAGCTATTCGATTCGACGATGGATTTCAGACAACATCGTTTTTTCGAGGGACGAAAAGACAAACGATGTACCAGAGTTGCAAAGCGGAGAAATTGGCTCGTTGATTCGAGATACGGAGCCGGAAGAGGGTGATTTTTGTGAGACCGCATAAGCTGAAAACAAATTCGCCGCGAGATCAGCCCGGCAAACGGTTTTATGCTATTACGGTAAGCGAAGATGGGTTAGTGGACGTGTACCTTTTCCCAGCCGGAAGCAACCCAACGCCTATCGCGCGCGTTGTTCGTGGCATTGAACCACAAAACGACCTCGAAACCGACATACGCGCCCGATTCGATGCGCGGTGCGCGAGCGGAGAAGCGATTACGATATTTTGATGAACCGGGCGCATGGGCGCCATTTTTCGTTGGAAAGGAGAGTGTCTATGAACATCGCGGAAGTAAAGGAACAGGCGGTATTAGCCGCACTCGCATGCGTTGGCTTGAAGTATTCCCAGCCCAAACGCCTTCAAAAGGATTACCGAGATTGCTCTTCGCTGGTTGCGCGGGCGTTCGGCGCGGCGGGGTATGAATGGGGATGCAACGGCAGACCGGTTCCTCGCTCGTTGGAGGAAGTATACGAGGATGGGTTTGAATTGTTGTGGCCCGCCAGCTATGCGGACATCGGCAAGAAACTCCCTACCACAAAGTCGATTCGTGTTTCGGCTGATCCCCAGCGCGGCGATTTGCTGTTCGCTGCTACAAAGGGAACCGCATCAACACGCAAGAACAAAATCGAACACGTGGTCATGTTGACAAGCCCCACTCGGATCGTACACGCGCGCGGCACGGCATACGGGGTGCGCGAAGACAATGTAAGCCTCTATGACGCGAAGATTTGCGCTTTAACGCGCTTTAATCCTGCTTGCGACCTTGTGCGCGGGCACATCGGAAACCGCGTCAAGGCATTGCAAACCGCGTTGAATAAGGCGGGCGCGGCCCTCGCGATCGATCGCGATTTTGGCCCGGCAACCGAGGCGGCAGTCAAGAAGTTTCAGTCGGTGAACGGTTTGCCGGTGACGGGCCGGGGCGATGCGGCTACCCGGAAGGCGTTGGGCATTACGGAGGATTGGACAACCACCAGACCGACGCTCAAACGCGGCAGCAGCGGGAACTATGTCAAGGAATTGCAAACGCTGCTGAACAAAGTCGGCGGGTATAGCCTCGAAGTCGATGGAGATTTCGGGCCGCTGACAAATGCGGCGTTGCTTGATTATCAGGCGAAACAGGGCATAAACGACGATGAGGTTTGCGGGCCTGTCACATGGGCGCACCTGCTGGGCGAGACGGACGATGGAGAGAAACCGGCAGAGGATGATTTTTACATCAAGGTCATCGCGGCAAAGTCGGCGAACGTGCGCGTTGCACCCGGCACCGGCGCAAAAAGCCGAGGCATCGTACTGAAAGGTGCGATTCTTAGGGCGACCGGATCGGTGAAGGTGATCGACGGGACGAAGTGGTACAACGTTATTTACGACGGCGAATCGTGCTGGATATCTGGCAAGATGGCAGAGCTCCATGCGGGTTCTGTTGAAACCCCGGATGAGAACGCGCCGGTCGCGTATGAGGTCAAAGGGAAGATACCCGACATCAGCAAGTGGAATGGCAAGATCAACTTCGCGAAAATGGCGGCGGAAGCTGATTTCGTGATTGCTCGGGGCTTGTGCCGCATCACAAAAGATGTGATGATTGACACTTATGCCAAGGACATGACGCAGAACAAGATACCGTTCGGCGTTTACAACTTCACCTACGCGGCAACGATTGCGGAAGCCAAGAGAGACGCGAAGCTTTTCTTCGAGGCAACGCAAGAGTACAAGCCATTGTACTACGTACTGGACGCGGAGGTTTCGTCGGTCACCAAGGAAATCATTGTGGCATGGATCGAAACCATACGCAGCCTCACGAGCGCGCCGGTTGGATGTTATGTCGCGCATCACATGTACGCAAAGTACAAGTACAAGGAAATCGCCCATTTGCTTGATTTCACATGGGTTCCCCGGTACGGGAAGAATTCGGGCGCGCCTGAGACGAAGCCCAGCTACCCGTGCGACCTGTGGCAATTTACAAGTATGGGCAAGATCGCTGGTATACCTGGGCGCGTTGACCTCAACATGATCATTGGTCAAGGGAAGAATGTGGAGTGGTTCAGGGGTGAAAAATGATGGCCCTTACTGGATTTGGCATTCATTTGACATTGACCGAATTGCTCATGATCGGAATCCTGCTGGTTTTGGTGTCGTGGTTCATCGTTTTTAAGCGGTGGTCAGCGCGGATTGAACGGCAGATGCGACAACACGCAGCGATCGAACATGCACACATTTACGCGCAACAAGCGGAGCGAATGTTTCGGGTCGGACCCAAGAACGACGGTGCAAAGTTGGAATACATCATTGAATCAATGGATATTCCCCCTGAAAAAAACGACGTGGCGACAGCCGCGTTGTTTTTTGTGCAGAGATCGACCGAGCCGTTCACGCAATGCAGAAAGGAGGATTAGCTGTGGATGGGAGAAGCGATAACGTCGTGGGGCAAATACGCTAGTTCGATTTCTGCGATAATTGCATTGCTGACTTTGGTTTTGTGGAAGCCGATTCAGAATGCACGAAAGAGGCATAAGCAGAAGAAAGCCGACGAAGAGGAATTTCGCAAGAAGGTTCTGCACGATCTCGACGGCATAAAAAGCGTTGTAGAGAGCACGCGCGATGATGTTGCGGATTTACAATGCGACAGGTTGAATCAGGCGCACGATTACTGGATTGAAAGAGGATATTGCCCCACGGACACAAAGAACGTGCTTTGCAAGATGTACAAAAGTTACCACGGCAAGGACCGCAATCACCTTACGGTGCGGTACGAAGAAGACATATTGGAGCTGCCCAACGAGCCGCAGGAGCGGTTCACGAAAGGAGAAACGGCATGAACATTGACCTTACTCCCATTTTCCAAGCAATCATCGCTTTGCTGGCGGCGCTTGTCACATACAAGCTCATCCCGTGGATCAAGAGCAAAACCACGCAGGAGCAGCAGAAAAGTTTGCTCGCCACGGTGAACATCCTCGTGTTCGCGGCGGAACAATTGTACGGGGCCGGGAAAGGCCCGGAGAAGTTGCAGTACGTCAAGGACAAGCTCGGGGAACGCGGTTACGACATCGATATTGAGGCGATCGAAGCGGCGGTGAAGGATTTGAATTTGCAGCAAGCGTTCACCTCAACCACAGGGATCACGGTTTACACCTCCGGCGAAGCCGAGATTGAAGACGAAGACGAAGAACCAAAGCAGAGCGGCGACGGCGCGGATGCGTAGCGCCGTCGCCAACAAGTGAAGACGATGCGCCCCTTTGGTCGATCAGACCGGAGGGGCGCCTTATTGTTTATTTCATGTTAAATCCCAAGGTTTCCTGTTGACTTCGATACTCTAAAGTATTATAATCAAAATCAGAAAGAGGACAGCAAGGAGGGCATGACAGTGAGCAAATACGATTCCATCGAAACCGCCAAAGACCTCGTTCGGGAGGTCGCCGCCCACGGATTGAGCACGGCGCAGGAAGACATTAACCGGGCGCAGGACATCTTCGGACGTTCAACCATCGACGAACTTGCCGCTCTCGCGAACGACATCGGGCGCAACAACGCGAACGGCGAGCCTGACCCCAAGGGTTCGTGGAGCAGCAGCCGCAAGCCGACGCAGGAAACCTTCTACTTCATCGCTTTCAACATTTGGCATTGGAGCGACGCCGTGAGCTTCTTCAATGAACATACCGGGACCGATAAGGCCGAGGCCCGCCGCCTCGCCAAAGAAAACAAGGAACTTTCGACGGAATTGGAAGCCGTTTCTGGCGACCGCGATACGTGGATGCAGCGCGCAAACCTCAGCGCCGAACGCGCCGTGGCGCGTGCGAATGAAGTTGACAGTCTCAACGCCAAGCTCCGAGAGAAGGACGCCGAGATCATGGCCCTGAAAGCCAAGCTCTATGACATGATGATGGTTGGGGCATAGCCCCAAACGACAAGCAAAGGGGCGGCTTTCGCCGCCCCGGAAAGGGGTATGGCATGTTGCAGAAAAAGACGTTGCCAGCGAAGTATCAAGTACTCACAGGCATGCTCATCAACGCACGCGAAAAGGCGGCGGCGGTGCTTGAAACGGAGGACGGCGGGACGGCGAACTTTGATGCGCTCGAAATCAAGCTCCCAAGGTGGCGCGAGGACTACGTGAAGGAGGCGGCAGAAAGGGCGGGTTTTTCGGTTTTCACGCATGAGTATTGGGGAAGCAAGTGGTTCGTTTTCGGGTGCAGCACCGAAGGATGTCAAGGGAATGCGCGAACGCGCCATGCTGAAGCGATGGCCAAGCTCTTGAAGGACTTCGGATACGAAGCATCGGTTTATTACCAGATGGATTGAATAGGCGTAGAGGGCATTTAAGAGCGTTAAAGGCGGTTCTGGAATATGGGCATTGACTTATTCTTTTTGATGTGGTACTGCTAAGCAGGAGGCGGTTATATGGGTTTCGAGGATTTGACGGGGAAAAGGTTTGGGCGGCTGGTGGCGCTATATTGTTGCGACAAACTCATGTCGCGCCGATATTGGATGTGCGAATGCCAATGCGGGAACCGCAAGCCTGTTCGTGAGGATTCGTTGAAGACCGGCAGAACAATTTCTTGCGGGTGCGCGGCACACGACGCAGCGGCTAAAATGGCAGCGGCGCAGTTTACCACACATGGCATGACAAATACCAGAATATATCGAATATGGCGCGGGATGAAAGCACGGTGTTATTGCAAAAGCGGGTCAAGCTACGGCATGTATGGCGCAAAGGGTATCACCGTTTGCGATGAATGGCGCAGAAGCTTCGAGTGTTTTTACGAATGGGCAATGGCAAACGGATATGCGGACGATCTAAGCATAGATCGCATTGACGGACGCAAGGGGTATTACCCGGAGAATTGCAGATGGGCAACAAGCAAGGAGCAAAGAGAGAATCAGCCACAGGTTGAAATTACGTTTGGCGGGATCACCCGCACTTTACAGGAATGGGAGGGCATCACGGGCATCAAGTACGCGACGCTGCTTTGGAGGTATCATCAAGGTTGGAAGCCGGAACAGATTTTGGACAAGCGCGATTTTTCAGAGGACACACGGTTTTCAACCGATCGGAACACGGTATATCAGGCGGAATAAAAACGTGGTAGTGGCTACCACGTTTTTACCACGCTTGACGCGAACGGAATGAACTGGATGGACAAATCAAGGCAGTTGCCGAGATGACGGAGCGGCGCGACAAGATGCAGAAGGAGCACAGAATGCCCGTAATTCAAAGGTTTTTAGACAATTAAAGGCCCCCTGTGAAGCCTTCGCTTCAAGGGGGCCTTGGTCGAGGTGACAGGATTTGAACCTGCGACCTTTTGGTCCCGAAACACATAGTCATAGGTGCATATTACTCAAATAACTGTGTATTCGGTGAATATTCGTGGTAAATTTGGTTCGGAACCGCATATTCATTCATCATCGCGATTTGCCCTACCACGTTTTTACCACGCAGGACCAAATTATAGCTGAATTTCGTCATCTACGATGCAGTCGGCATACTCATTGTAGTCGGTTTTAAACCATGCGTCAAGGTAGTTTGTGAGCAGCGCGCGGGAGGTATTTTCGCGTTCTTCGGAAAGGTGGGTGTATAGGTCAAGCGTCATGCGAATGTCGGCGTGGCCAAGGTAGTATTGCGCGGCTTTGACGGGCACGCCCGCGTCATACAAAGCGGTTGCGAAAGTATGGCGGAGATCATGCGCCCTCGTCGAGAAAATGGTATACTCGCGCCCTTCTTTTTTCGCCTTTTCAATTTTCTTTTCAAGGGATTCCCTTCGTCCCTTTTGCTTTATGGGTTCATTGTTCAAGATGCGCTGCATGGCAAGATTGAAGCCGTCCCATCCCCGCTCAAAGGCAGAGAGGGATAGTTGCTTGCCCTTCGCCGACACGCAGACACGGCCAATGCGTTGTTCGGACGGCACGGATTTGAGCGCGTCATAGAGCGGCTGGCAGATCGGCAACACGCGAATTCCTGCGCTGGTTTTGGTTCGGGGTTTTACGGCAGTTTGGTTTTTCTTGACCACGGCGGCTTCCCTAACGAAGATTCGGCGCTTTTCAATATCGATATTTGACCAGTTCAGAGCGATCATTTCGCCCCGGCGTAGTCCACACAGCAACATCAACATAGCCCAAACGCCGGAGCGGTGTTCGTGCCAGTGTTCAAGGATGCAATCGGATTCCCAGCGATCAAGCGCCCGGTGCGAACCATCGGTCCCTTCGGGCATTGCAAGCTCTTCGGCGGGATTATCGGGGATGATTTTGTTGCGGCGCGCTTTCTTGAATACCTGCACTATGACGGCGTAGTATTTTTCGATGGTTGACGCCGACATATCAGCAATCGAATCAAGTTCTTCCTGTAAATCGGATTCATGTATGGACTTTATCAGGCGATCGCCAAGAGCCTTTTTTAAGCGGTTTATAGGCACTTTATACCCCGTTTCATAGTCGGGGTTGACCTTTGTTTTATAACGGGCATACCATTCATCAACCCATTCAGAGACGGTCATTGTTTCGCGGTTGGCGGCAATGCCGAGTTTGCGGATGCGTTTGTATTCGTCGCGGTTGAAACTCGCTTCCTCGCGAGTATGCCCATAGAAGAATTTTCGATTGGGTGAGCCGTCAGGTTTACGACCGTCAGTCCATGAGACTTGAATCAGGCCGTCAGGACGTTCGCCTTTGCGCTTCCTCTTTTTTTGCGGAGCATCAGAGTTCATTTTATAACCATCCTAAATGAATACTTATAGATTCGATATATCGTTTACTTGTATCTGTATTGATGTGTACGCTATATAGATTCTTGCTACTTTTCAATGCGTCTAGGTTGTCAAATACATATGATGAATCAAGTAGCAAGAACGAACCATCATCGGACCGGTAGTAGTACGCTTCGTCATTATAGAACATGCGCGCTCCGGTATTTAATATTGTTACATAATCATCGATGCTTTGACCGGGATACATTCCGTTAAACAACCTAAATTCAGGAGATTTTATTTCGATCCCAACAACCGTAATGTCATTAGTGTATGCGGCATAAGCAGATTCACAAAACGGCGTAATAACATCTTCTATTTCAGACAATCTATCGTAAAGGTCATCGCCTTCGAGTTTTCGTATTATGCGGTTAAATCCCATAATCTTAACATCTACTCCGTATTTATCATCGATGGCTTGATACATTTCATTCATTATATCTAGCAGTATTGAGTTATCATACGTGATAGTTAGCGAACCATATGATAGTTTACAGCCAAAGCCATTTATTCCAAGATCAAAAAACGAACCGAAATTCAACAGTTTTGATTCTTCTGCGGGACTTAGGCTATCGCCGAGCGTTTGATCTTTGCTTGCATTCGGCGCAGTATACGGCACCGAATCAGGCGACGCCCCAAGGATTGTTTCAACATCTTTTCGGTTCATGCCGATTGATATTGGGGAGCCATTAGGGGATAGCACGCCCAGAGCATCAACGGTTGAATGTGCCACCCACAGGTCGGCGCACGCAGAAATTCCAAGAAATGGTGCAAAAAGTAGTGAGGCACAAATCAGGATCGAAGCAACGAGCTTCATCATCATGCGCTCCTTTCGTCTGTCCTTATATTAAGGAAGAAAACGAAGCAGTAACCCGTAACGTAACCGGTTATTCATGGGTCAGTATACGGTAGTCATTTGGGGTAGTAACCCACATACCCTTGTGGTAGGTATGGTAGGTAGGTACTGGTATATATTTTCATATTATTTAAGGCCCCCTCTTATAAGCGTAAAGCGGTGTTTAAGATGATTCTGCCGTCGAAGAGACGCCAATCCCCTCTGCGACAACGCGACGGCGCTCTTCAATGGCGCAATTCATCACGACATGGACCCCTTCGCGGTCAAGATCACGGAACAAAGACAGAAGGTATTGCTCATCATTGGTTAGCGCAGGGGCGGCGTCTTTGTTGCCGTGTGGATTACCTTCACCTTCAAGGAGGTATTCAGGCGTCACGTCAAGGAAGCGGCATATCGGCATTATATAAGCAGCCGTCATCTCTTTGCCGCCTTTGATCCAGTTATTTACGGTGGAAGTTGCAGCGTTTAAGAAGTCGGATAGATCCTTTTGTGTTGCCCCTTTTTCTTTCAGTAAAGCGTGGATGCGCTCACCGATGCACACAAGCCCACCTCCTCAAAAAAATTTCAGAATATGGGATAATCGGTATTGACAAATTAGCTATATGGGATTATAATGCAGCCAATCAATCCCATATGGGATTTTCAGGAAATCGAGAACCCCCGCGCCGAACGCAAAGCACGGCTGACAGTAAGCAGCCATCAATAGTTTACCACATTTTGCTTGTAAGGACAATAAGCAAATGGAAAAGAAGGGAGGCATACGGCATGAGGAATGAAACGATCGTTGATAGGTCGTGGCTGGAGCGCGCCCGTAGAAAGCTCGGGCTGCGCCAATCGGAAGTCGCTGCGTATGCAGGTTGCGACGTTTCGTTTTACAACCGCGTTGAAAAAGGTCTGCAAACACCCGGCGTTGTGATCGCTCTAAAGATTTGCGATTGCCTTGGTGTCGATATTCGGAATTTCGAGCAGGAAGAAAAACTCGCATAAGGGGGTTGCTTCGATGGTGCAGAACAAGATTCGCGTGAAGTGCGCCGAGGCGGGCATATCGCAAGGCAACCTCGCGGGGCAAATGCCGGATGATGTGAACGCGGTCGCGATGAGCTTCCTCGTTGCTGGGAAAGTCTTGCCGACACGGGACGGCATGAAGAAGATGTGCGACGTTTTCAGTTGTTCCCCCATCGACATTTACGAACCGGAAGACATTGATTTGCTCGGATTGGCCAACGACGGCAAGGCAGACGAGACGGACGAAGTGGAGGAACCAAAGGATCATCTGTTTGCACGACCGGACGAAAAGAGCGGACACAAGGGCATGACCAGATTCTACACTTGGTTGAAGCCTTCGGAGAAAGAGCAGCTCGCAAAGGCTGTCGAAGCACTCGGGTATCGGAATTGTGCGGAGTGGTTCAGAGAGGCTTATAGAAGCGCGATCGACCGATACCGGCAACTCTAGGCAAAGAGGGGCAATCGCGGTGTTAAAACGCATTAAAAACATAACAGGGAATCGATTTGGAAGGATCGTAGCGGTTGCGTTCGCCGGAACAAGAGACGGGCATGCAATGTGGGAATGTAGGTGCGATTGTGGGCGGATCGTCATAATTGGATCGAACCTCCTACTCAATGGTCACACAAAAAGTTGCGGGTGCTTACGTAAAGAACATACCAGAAAGCACGGACAGACAAGGACAAGGCTTTTCAACATCTGGCGCGGGATGCATCAGCGATGCACGGACCAGAACAAGAGCAATTACAAGTATTATGGTGCGCGGGGAATCTCGGTATGCCATGAGTGGAACGAATTTGCACCATTCAAGGATTGGGCGGATGCACACGGATATGATGAGGCGCTTACGATCGATCGGATAGACCCAAACGGGAATTACGAACCGAGTAATTGTCGATGGATAAGCATTGAGGATCAGCAGCGGAACCGAAGGAACAGCAAGAACCGGAAGAATGGTTTGATTCAGCGTTGTATCGAACTGCGGTTGCGGGAGCCGCAGAACGATGTCAGCCGCGACACTTGATGTCAGGCGCATGATGCTACCTCCTTCGTCATGGCCGCTCCGCTCGGACGTGGCACAGTTCGCAAAGCGGAGCTAATGCGGCGCCCCGAACTCAAAAGGGCTACTGTAATTGTACGGGAACAGGGGGCATTTCAAAATGGCGTGTTTTTCCAATACGGACATGAAAAAGAGGCGCGAATTGCTCAAAATGAGCGCCGCAGACCTCGCGGAGAAAATCGGATGTGATCCCGGCACCATTTACAAGTACGAATCACGAAAGATCATCCCAAGCCCCGATGTCATGTATCAGATTGCCGAAGCGTTCGGCGACTTGAACGTATGGTACGACTGGATGAGGACGGAATACCCAACCAGTTACGGGCGGCTTCATCCCGAAAGTTGCGTTCGGGAATTGCCGGAAGCGGCGATGGCGATGTTCGCGGAGATCGGCGACGTGATGGACATGCAGCGCGAGGTCCTAAGAGGTTTGGCGAGCGGCGAAATAAGCGACGCCGAACTTAGGGGAACGGTTGAGAAGGAGGCAATGGAAGCACTCGGGGCCGTGCAGCGGTTTTTGAACGTCATGAAGTCACGATGCGGAACGGGGGCGAGGTAAATGCCAGCGCCAAGGCGATATTACGATTACTCGGACATTATGTCAATTTTGAGTGTGAGCAGAACGAAGGCGTGGCAGTACCTTCGGATGTTCGAGCGGTGGGGGCTGGCGTTCCGGGAAGGCAAGGTGTTGCGAGTGAGGATGGACTTTTTTGATGCGTATTTGGACAACCCGCAGGAATACGCGGCAAAGGCAGAGGCGCAGCTACGTGCTACGGCGCGCCGCAGAATGGCTTGATTGGAGGTGGTAAGCGTGCGAATCAAGGAGGGTATCGAAGATTCGGTCAAGAGCCTCGAAGAGCGGAGGGAGGCGCTTATTCGGAGGAAAGCACCGAAAGGGGTCATTGATTCGGTCGAGAAGAAAATCAAGTTCGCAAAGCAGTTGCTTGTTGACAAGGGCGAACAGGTTTCGGAAGAGCACCACGGTCACGATTGATTTGAAGGAGGTACGGAATTATGTTCATGGATGGTCGGCCGTCGCTCAAGGAGTTTGTCGAGAAGGTCGTTGCGGCGCAGGGCGAACAGTACAACGCGGTTGCGATGACGGTTGTCACCGAGGAAGGGACCTACACGGCGGTTCTCGGAAGGGGCGGATTGTTCGGCGTCGGCGGAATCGCGGTTGATCCCGATTCGCTCATGCTCGCCGTGGCGCTCAAGAAGTTCTTGGGTAACGAATTGAAGATCGCAAGCGACCTCGTCGAGCAGATGGAAGCGGACGGGAAGATAAAGAGTGCGGGCACGGGGTTCAAGGCGGTTTCGATGCATAAGACCGACGAATGCAGCGAGTGCGGACAGTGCTCCGGCGCAGATGGGTTTGCGGCAGACTTTGCGGAGATCATGGAAAGCATCTTCGGCGAAGACAGCAAGAAGTAGAGGCGAGCGGAGATGAACCCCAAAGGCAGCGAGGCGGTAGACATTTCAGGTAGGCGATATGGACGCTTGACAGTGATTCGAAGGTTTGGAACGGATGCGTCTCCAAATGGATCGTCCTACCCTACTTGGCTATGTCGTTGCGATTGTGGGAAAGAGGCGATCGTGCGAGGGTGCTCCCTCAAAAGGGGACACACACAGAGTTGCGGTTGCTTTCGGCGAGACGCTTCACGCAGGGCGGCACAGGAAGGAAGATACGAGAAACACGGCTTGACAAAAGCGGGACGCAAAGAGCGGCTGTACGGGATTTGGTCGCAGATGGTTCAGCGAACAACGAACCCAGCATGCAAAGATTTCGGGGCATATGGAGGGCGCGGAGTTGGCGTATGCGATGAATGGAAAAGCAACTACGAGGCGTTTAGAAGTTGGGCGTTGTCGAACGGGTATGACGAGACAGCCCCATTCAGCAAGTGCACTATCGATCGGATCGACAATGACAAAGGATACACCCCGAACAATTGCCGTTGGGTTGATATGAAAGTTCAGAACAACAACAAAAAGAGGGAGGCGACAACGAAGTGAACATGACGATAGAAAGGATGATTATAGAGAATTTCAAAGGTGTGAAGTCTTTGACCATCGACTTCGACGAAGTGACGCAAATCGCCGGAAGGAACGGCACCGGGAAAACGTCGATACCGGATGCGTTTTCGTGGGTGTTGTTCAATAAAGATGCGGCGGGCAACGGACCCGGCACGGATGCGTTCAGGGAAAAGCCGCTTGACGGCAGCGGGCGGGAGGTTCACAACCTCGATACGATGGTCGAGTTGCATTGCCGATTGGATGGAGCGCCGTTCATGTTGAAGCGTATTCAGCGCGAGAATTGGGTGAAGAAGCGTGGAAATACGGACGCCGTATTTCAGGGGAACGTCAGCACGTATTGGATCAACGGCGTTGAAGTCAAGCTGACGGATTTCAAGGCGCGGATTGCGGCGATTGCGTCGGAAGAGGTATTCAGGCTGATTACCGTGATGGGCGCGTTCACGTCGGGGGATTGGAAGAAGCAGCGGCAGGTGCTGTTATCAATGTCGGGGATTGACGTTGATAGCGCGCTGCTTGCGCGCGAAGAGTATCGCAGCATATGCGATCAGATCGCAGAGCGCGGGGTTACGGTGGACGAATTGCGGCAGGTCATCGCAGATCAGCGCAAGCGGATGAATCAAGAGATCACATTGTTGCCGGCGCGGATCGACGAAGTGCGGCGCATGACGCCTACCCTCAAACCCAACGAGATCGAAGACGCCAAGTGCGTTGAAGCCGATACGCAGAAGGACATTGCGAAGATCGACGAGTTCATAGCGGAATTGCGCGCGCAGAGCGGAGAAGGCAACAGACGCGAACAGCTATTCGCGCTCGAATCGGAGTTGCTTTCAATCAAGCGGAGGATGAACGACGAGTTTTTCGCGAACCGGCGTTGTGCGGAAAAGGCCCGCGACGATGCGGGCGCGGATCATCGCAGGAATACGGCGGCAATTGACGATGTGAAGCGCAGGTGCGCGGGCGCAGAGGCGCGCAAGGCGCAGAGCGTCGCGCAGCGGGACGCCTTGCGCGAGAAGTACAAGAAGGAATACGAATCGAAGTTCGTTGAGCCAGAGGCAGAGAGCAAATGCCCTACGTGCGGACAAGCCTTGCCGGAAGAGCGTATCAAGGAGGCAATCGAGCGCGAGCGGCAGCGGTTCGCGGACAATAAGCGGCGCACGTTGCAAAGCATACAGCAGGACGGCGCGAAACTCAACGATGAAATCAAGGAGTTCGACGCGCAGGTTTCGCGGATGCAGGGAGAATTGCGCGAATTGGAAGCGCGGGCGGAAGCGGCAAAGAAGGCATTGGAGGATGCGCAGAAGGAAATCGCCGCATTGCCGGTCGATGTGGATTATTCGGCAGAACCGCGATTCGCGCAGATCGAAGAGCAGATCGCCGCAATTAAGGAGGAAGTCGCGGCGTCGCCTGACGAGCGGATAAAGGGATACCAAGAGCGAAGGGCGGATCTGGTTGAGCAGCTACGGCGGGCACAGGAGATCATCTCGAAGAAGGCCACACATGACGATTGCGTGAAGCGCATCGCGGAACTCGAAGGAAAGCAGCGCGACATGGGCGCGAAGTACGCCGAGATTGAGCGGATGATTATGCTGATCGAACGCTTCATCACGGACAGGTGCGCGGCGCTCGAAGAGAGTATCGACAAGAAGTTCCCCACGGTACGGTGGAAATTGTTCGATGTGCAGATCAACGAAGGCGTAAAGGACACGTGCAGTTGCATGATTTGGTGCGATGGCGCATTGGTCCCCTACAATTCGGCGAATACCGCTTCACGCTTGAACGCCGACATTGAAATCATCAACGTGCTTTCGGAGCATTACGACGTGACGGTGCCTTTGTTCTTCGACAACATGGAGCGGGTGAATTACATCGGCGATGTTCGGGGGCAATTGATTACGCTGTCGGTGAGCAGAGACGAGCGGTTGCACATCAAGACAGGCAAGAAGAGGGAGGCGGCGTAAATGGCTGATAATTCGCAGTTGCAGACGAACGGGCTGCAAAAGCTCAAGGCGATATTGAACAATTCGACGATGCAGCAGAATTTCAAGAACATTCTGGCCGAGAACGCGGGACCGTTCATGGCAAGCATCATCGAATTGTACCAGAGCGACAACACGCTGCGGGATTGCGACCCGAACAAGGTCATATTGGAGGCATTGAAAGCGGCAACGCTGAAACTGCCCATCAATAAGCAGCTTGGTTTCGCGTGGATCATCCCTTATAAGGACGGAGGCGTGCCCATCCCGCAGTTCCAGATTGGGTATAAGGGCTACATTCAACTCGCCATGCGCACCGCTTTGTACAAGCACATCAACGCAGGGTTCGTTTACAAGGGTGAAAGGGTCGTTTATGACCGGATCACTGGCATGATGGCGATTGAAGGCGAGGCATCGAGCGAAGAGGCGGTCGGGTATTTCGCTTATTTCAAGCTCTTGAACGGGTTTGAAAAGGCGATCTATTGGACGAAGGAGCGCGTGACGAGCCACGCAAAGCGATACTCGAAGTCGTGGAAGAAGGAAAATTCGCCCTGGCATACCGAGTTCGACGCGATGGCGCTGAAAACCGTGCTGCGCAACATCCTTTCGAAATACGGCGTGATGTCGATCGAGTTCGCGAACGCGATTGCGAACGATGCGGATGAAGCCGTTGACGCGGAAATCAAGGGCAATGCAAATCAAGAAGCGGTAACGCTCCCTCCCTCCCCCGCATTCATCGAAGGCAAGATGGAAGAAGCGCCGGAGGAAGCGCAGGGCGAAGGAGAAGCCGAACCCCAGCAGGAGAAGGACACAGCGAACGAGTTCGCAGCGGTGCCGGGATTCTAGCCGTGAGATTGTCGGTCATCGCAACGGGCAGCAGCGGGAATTGCTTTGCGCTGACGGCGGGCGAAGAAATCCTTTTGCTGGATGCAGGAATACCGATACGGCGCATCATCGGAGCTGTGAAGGATTTTCGCGCGGTGGCCGGGTGCTTGGTGACGCATGAGCATCGCGACCATTGCGCGGCGGCGGGCAGTTTGGCGGGCTTGGGCGTTCGTGTGCTGGCAAGCAAAGGCACCATCGAAGCGGCATGTTTAACAGGATTAAAGACGGTACAGGCGCGTGTCGTTGCGCAGGTTGGCAATTTCACGGTATTGCCGTTCGCAACGCAGCACGACGCGGAAGAGCCTTTAGGGTTCGTCGTGCGATACGAACCCACGCAGGAAGTCGCATTGTATGCAACCGACACGTATTACTTACGGTTCAAGTTCCCCGGCGTGAATTACTGGATCGTCGAATGCAACTACGTCGGCGAGATTGTGAACGATCAGTTCGCAAAAGGGGTGATCGACCTTGAGCTAAGAAACCGGCTGATCAAAAGCCACATGTCGTTGAAGCACTTAAAGGATGCATTGCAGGAGAACGATTTATCAGCGACGCGGAAAATTGTACTTGTGCATTTATCGGATGAGCGCAGCGACGAACGGCGGATGATGAACGAGATTCAGGCGGTCACAGGGATTGAAACGGTTGCAGCGGCGGCGGGCATGGAGATAGACCTTACGCTAAGCCCGTTTTGAAGGGAGGAAGTGAAAAGGCGTGCCTCAGAGAGCGATTAAGAACCTCGATGACTTGATGGATGGCGGCGTTCACGAACGGTTCAATTTGGCGCTGGATCAGGTGTTGAACAATGTATTCGACCCGAACACGAAAGCGAAAGCGGTTCGCAAGATCACGTTGACGTTCAACATCATATCGAATGACCGCAGAGATGCGGCGGAGTTTGTTTCGGATGTGAACGTAAAACTCGCGCCACCCGCACCGTTGACGCAGACGGTATTCCTCGCAAAAGCGGATGACGGAACGGTTACGGCAACAGAGATCACGAATCAGGTCAAGGGACAACTCGGCATGGACGGCTCGGAGGTTATTCCGAAGACGGTTGAGTTCAAACCCAAACTGGTGGAAAGGGGCAATGAATAATGGCGAACGGCAATGACACGAGAGCCGAGAGCAGGGATTACGCGGAGTATTTAATCGAGGTCGGCAAGAAGCTGAACAAAATGGAGAACGAACACGCAGTTGAGGAAATCAAGGGCGAAACGTATGTGTTCCACAACGGAAGAGCGGACCGGTACGCGGAGCGCGACAAGGAATCGCCGCGGACGCTGGATGTGTATTCGCTCGGCGGGTTGGTGGACTACATCATCGCGGACGTTGACGGATTGTTCAAAGACCCGGAAAGGCGGCACATCGTCAGGGTGACGGATGTTGATACGGTTGAAGTTATTTCGCCGATTTACGGGTACGGGAGCAAGCGCGATGTTGTCGCGCGATGCGTGCAGAAGCCGCCTCGAATCAAGTTCGATACGTACATGCCGGCAGAGGATTTTCAAATCATTGTGATGACGCAGTTCATCGAATCGGAAAACCGTTCGATGGTGCTGATGCTGGCCGGAAACCTGCGCGACGATCAGAGCGTGCAAACCGCTGATGACGGGTTCAGCCAGCGCGTGACGATCAAGCGCGGCGTCGTGCAAGTCGGCGAAACGACGGTCAAAAATCCCGCAGAGCTGATACCGATTCGCACGTTCAACGAAGTTACGCAGCCAAGTTCGCCGTTCGTGATTCGGTTTCAGGAAGGAAACCAAGTCGCATTGTTCGAGAGCGACGGCGGCGCGTGGAAGATTCGCGCGGTGGAAGCAATACGCGATTGGCTTCGAGAGCGGCTGCAAGGGTGCAACGTCGAGATCATTGCGTAAACGGGGAGGGGCTTTAGATTACGGGCGGCGGCAATCGGACACGAGATTGCCGCCGCTGGCGATAGTGTGAGGTGGTAAGCATGGCATGGCTTGAGGTTCACCAAAGCTTGCCTACGCACAAGAAAACAAAGAAGTTGACGCGCGCTTTGGGGCTAAAGGTGCCACGCGATATACCACAGGTGGTCGGACATTTGTGCATGTTCTGGCTTTGGTCTATCGACAACGCACCAAACGGGGACCTCGAAGGCATCGACATTGTGGACATAGCGGATGCGGCAGGTTGGGCAAAAGAGCCGGAATCATTCATCGACGCAATGCGGGAGGCTGGATTCGTTGATGGCTATATGATTCACGATTGGGATGCGTACATAGGGCGACTTATTGAAAGATTGGAGCATCAGAGGGAGATTAACCGCGAAAAGCAAAGGCGGTATCGCGAGCGGAAACGGAATGCGGAAAGCAATGAGGGCGACAACGGAGCGGTTACTAACCACGAAATAACCGGTGACGTAACCGGTTATTCGGAGGTAACGGATAGAGAAAACGAGGGCGGGATAGCGGAAAGCGTGTATGACCCGGAGTGGGCGCGCGTCGCGAAGGCATACGAGGCGAACATAGGGCTTTTGCCGGTGGGGGTCGCGCTTGAAAGGTTGGTTTCGTTTTACGAGGATGTCGGCGGGGATGTGATGTGCTACGCGATCGAATACACGAATTTGAAGCACCCGAGAAACCCGAAGCAGTTCCTCGATAAGGTGCTCAACAATTGGGTCGAGCGCGGAATCAAGACATTGGAGGCGGCGAAGGCGTATACGATCGATTTTCAGCGGAATATCGAGCAGGAAAAAAACGCGAGGCACGAAGGCGCGAAGGGCGCGGGCGGCAGCGATAAAGAATCACCGGTTATAGACGGCAAGTTCTATTGATGGGAGGCGCGGACATGGCGGCGGTATCGGGATGGCAGCATTTGGCGATGCAGGAAGCGGCGAATACCGGATTCGCGAGCGCAGACGCGGAAGCAAGCGTAATCGCATGCTTCTTCATAAGTGCAAACACATTGAAGTATGTTGATGAACTTACGGTTGATGACTTTACGCAGGATCATCATCGAAAGATATTCTTGGCCATTCGTCATTTGAAGGAAGCGAAGAAGCCGGTTGACCTTGTGACGGTGGATGATGTGTTGGCCGAGCGGCACAAAGCCGAAGAACCGATGCTTATGCAAACTTGCATCGAATGCACGCGGATATTGCCCACGTCGGCGAACGTTAAAGCATACGTCGATATTGTTCGGCAGCTCTCGTATAGGCGGCGCGCACTGTCGGCGATCGGGGAGATTTACCGGGATTTGCAGGACGGCGAAAACGAAACGGCGGCAATCGTTGAGAAAGCGCGGCAGTCATTGCGGGATATGAGCATGACCACGCACAAGTGGACAAGCATGTCTGAAATGATGCTGGAAACATACGGGTTCCTTGAAAAGCGCGTCAAGGGCGAACTGAAAATGATTTCGTCGGGATTGCCAAACGTGGATTCAGCGATAGGAGGATTCTTTGCTGGCGAGCTTACAATCATCGGCGCCCGACCGAGCGTGGGCAAGTCGGCGTTCGGCGCAAACATTGCGTTGTGCGCAGCGATGCAGGGTTTCAAGGTCGGGATTTGCTCGCGCGAGATGACGAGCGTTCAGTACGGACAGCGCGTTATCAGCTATGCTTCAGATGTTGACGGCATGAAGCTGCGCAAGGCGGAACTCGAAGAAAAGGATTGGGAATCGATCGTCGATATTTTAGGGCCGTGCGCAGATTTGCCCATATCGTTTTTGTTCACGGTGCGCACCGTGGAAGAACTGCGTGCAGAGGTTCAAGCGAAGGTCGATAGAGGCGAGATCGATTTGTTGGTTGTAGATTACTTGCAGTTGATGCGAACGACACAGAGGTTCAAGGAAGATCATTTGCGGGTTGCGTATATCAGCAAAACCTTAAAAGACATGACAACCGACTTAGGAATACCGATCATTGCGTTGGCGCAAGTCAAGAGGTTTGCGGGCGGCGGGCGGTCGCGCATGCCCACGCTTGAAGATTTGAAAGACAGCGGCGCGCTGGAGCAGGACGCGGACGGCGTGATATTCATTCATCGACCGGATGATGAGGAAGACCCCTACGTTGACCCGCGCGACAGGGAGTATTTCGGGCGGTACAAGGCGATGGGTTATCAGTACATAGCTTTCGGCATCGCAAAACAGCGGCAGGGGGCAACGGGAAAGGCGTGCGCGCTCTTTAACCCGGCCCACATGCGATACATCGCCATCGACAGGGACCGGGAGGCGGAGTAAATGCCGGTCGTATTCGATGAAGCGTGGTTGAAGAAGTTTTGCGCGAAGACCGGGCAAAAGAACCCACTCGAAGGCGCGGAAGGCGAAAAACCTGTAAAGCAAAACAAGTATAGGAATCGGCGGACACAGCGAGACGGGCAGGAATTCGACAGCAAACACGAAGCGGACAGGTACAGCGAGCTTCAATTGATGTTAAGAGCGGGCGAGATACGCGGGTTCGTGACCCAGCACACGTTTTACTTACCGGGCGGGGTGAAGTACATTGCTGATTTCGTTGTGTTGCAGAACGATGGAACCTACGTCGTGGAGGACACAAAAAGCCCGCCCACGCGCAAGGAAAAGGCGTACCGGATCAAGCGGCGGCAAATGCGCGAGGTATTGGGCATCGAGATTATAGAAAGGTGAGTGAATCGAATGGTGGATGTGCAGAGGCGCGAGGCCCCCGAACAGGCGCGGACGAATGAAGAAGTTGAGCAGCGGTTTCGGAGCATTTCGGACAAGCTGCGCGATTCGGCCAAGGTTTACAGGCGGTTTCAGGTTCCCGAATGCACGGAATACGCCGACGTGTTGGAAGAGGCGGCGGGGATCGTTCGACGGTATGGCGCAGCGATGCATGCGGAATACCAGAACCCAACGTTGCGGATGAAGGAGATACAGCATGAGGCGGAATAGGAAGGGTTTCGGTGAGAAAAAGCCCAGCAGGGATTCGCGCGACAAAGGGTGCGAGAATTGCGCGGATTGCTCCTACATCGGCGAAGGCGATTTCGTTTGCATCAACGACGAATCGAAGGTCGTACTCGTGATAAGCAGCTTCGTACCAACGGGCGACTACATGAAGTGCGGCGGGAAGGGATGGTCGGAGGCATGAAGGCGATACAGGAACTTCGGAAACCTCCCCGCCTCATGATCGCCCGCGAAGGCGCTGATGGTGGGATGGCGCAAGCGTACCTTTCGTGCTCGAAGAAGGAAAGGCCGTGCGCGATCGTGTTCAGCTGGGGCGGCGGATGGGAGCACGTAAGCGTATCGTTCAGCAACAGGTGCCCGACGTGGGAAGAGATGTGCGAAGTCAAGCGGATGTTCTGGCGTGACGATGAATGCGTGGTGCAGTTTCACCCGATTGAATCGGAGTACGTAAACAATTATCCGTATTGCCTTCACATGTGGCGCATCGCGCAAGGGGAATTCCCTACTCCCCCATCATGGATGGTTGGGGTGAAGAAAGGACAGTCGCTGACGCAAGCGATTCGCGAAGGGGTGGGATGAGTGAAAGCGCGCACGACAGAAGGAAGAAGAGTGGTTCACATATGCGCGCGGTGCGGGTTGGAAATGGCGTACATCGAGAAGCACATGCTTTACTTTTACCGCGTTCGGAACGCACGCGCGAGCAGATACGGGAGCTTCGAATACACACGGCCTTTTAAGACCTTAAAACTCAATCTGTGCCCCGATTGCGCGGAGTACATGCAAAAGGTCGTATTGAGCGAGTGCAGCGCAGAAGGCGAAGCAAGGCGGAATTGAAAGGAGAAGTGCGCATGGCTTGGGTGAGTTTCTGCACTGGCATAGTTGCGTCGATCGGTATCATTTTCGGGATTGCACACGTTTACGAGAAGGGCTATTTGCGAGGGCACCAGGACGCGGAACAAGGCAAGTGGTGGGATGCAATACCGGTGAAAAAGCGGCGGAGGGAGAATTGACATGAATCAGCAGATTGAAAAGGCATTCACATATCATAAGCCCCACGGGAACCAACCCCAGCGGTACACCTTGATGCGAGATGCAGCCAAGCAATTCGCTGAATTTGTGGATAGATTTTGCCCGGACAGTCGCGAAAAGTCGCTGGCGTTCACAAAGCTTGAAGAATGCATTATGTGGGCGAATGCGGCAATCGCGAGAAATGAGGCACAGAATGAAGATGATGAACGTGGCGCGCGTATTCCCAACGCGAACCAGCATGACCCCAACGGATGAATTGGCTTTTACGAGCATTCAACCACCTTTCACGCTGGAGGATGTGGATGAAGTGCATGTAAGCGTCGCGTTCACTTGGGACATGAAACTCGCCGAGCAAATGGCGGAAGCGTGGAAGGTGTTGGGGGTTCCCGTTAAGGTAGGCGGTCGGGCTTACAAAGACCGAGGTGGCGATTTTGTGCCGGGCATGTACCTGAAACACGGAGCGGTTATCACCAGTCGCGGGTGCGATAACCATTGCTGGTTTTGTGATGCATGGCGCATCGAAGGGCCGGTTAGAGAATTGCCGATTACAGAGGGTTGGAATGTGCTGGACAACAACCTGCTCGGGTGTACCGAAGCCCATATCAAATCGGTGTTTGCAATGTTGGCGCGGCAGCCCCAGAAACCAGTTTTCACGGGCGGATTGGAAGCGAGATTGATGAAGTCTTGGCACGCTGAATCATTGCGCGCAATAAAGACACAGCGATTGTATTGTGCTTACGATACAAAAGATGATTACGAACCACTCGTTGCAGCGGGAAGATTGTTGAGAGACGCAGGTTTTACGTTTGAATCGCATGTGATGGCTTGTTATGTGTTGATTGGTTATCCCGGAGATACGTTTGAACTAGCTGAACAGCGATTGACAGACACAATAAAGGCCGGATTTATGCCCTATGCAATGTTGTACAGATCGCAGAAGGGGAACACGAATTATGAGTGGAGGAAGTTTCAACGCGAGTGGTTAAGGCCGCAAATTGTCGCACGGAAGGCACACGATTGCAGGATTGAAGAAATGAGACAACAGGGGGCGAAGACATGCGGGCGCTGATTATCGCGGGCATTATCACGGCGCTACTCAATATCGTTGCTGTGCCTATTGCGTTTACGGTCGGGATTGAGGTTGGAAGGGGGAGCAAACGTGAGCGAAGATAAGGAAGCGAAGGTAATGCCGAGCGTTTCGTCCTTTGATGAGGCTGGGAGCATGATTACAGCGAGAACGTGGGGTGATTTTCGCCAAGCCGGAATGCTGTGGTTGGTCAACACGATTTTACAAGTGTTTGGGTGGTCTATCGTCGTGATTGTCGATAATGACGGAACGGAAATCGATGCAGTTCCGGTTCGCACGCGATTTCGCGGGTTTGGTGATGCGGAGATTACGAAAGGCCACCAGAACGTAGCGGCGTACATGGTCGAGAATGCCACTGACCTATTGCGAGAAAGCCAAGAGTAGAATTCCCGGGCGAATGTCGCACCGATATGATGCGCGGATTGAAACGAGGGATAATGGACACGGAACGGAGGCGCACCAATGAGCATCGGGAAGTCAGTTTTGATTACGGTTTCATGGTTGGTGCTCGCATTCTTTGCTGGGTTCGTGGCGATGATCGCCTTTTGCTGGATGGATTGCGGAGCAACGAAGCGGACGCTCGACATTATCGGGATCGGGACAGCGGCGGCGGTGTTCGTGGTAGGGGTTGCGCATGAATTGCGGATTGGAAGCGAGGCAAAGCATGAAGAAACCGAAGTATGAGGAAACCGTGACGGTTGATGACATTCAATGCATCTGGTGCGGTGAGTTTTTCGCAGGAGATCGGGCGACGAATTACTGCACGCAAGAGACAACGGCAACTTGCCCAAAGTGCGGTATGGAAATGTCAATATTCCAATCGGTCGAGTACACGGCATATTTGCCGGATTAGGAGGAAGGCATGAACAGGGACGATGAAATCAGGGCGCGCCATCAAGCGGCGGAGAAGGGGCCGTGGAAAACGGACGATTTCGGAATGTACATATTCCTCGAAAACGACTTGATGCTTGCGCAGATTCGCGGATGGGGGCGGATGATCGGCAATCCGGGGTTCATGAAGGAAGAAGATGCAGAGGCACAGCAGAAGGCGAACGCGCAGTTTATCGCCCACTCGTGGGACGATGTGCGATATTTGCTCGGTGAGAAGGCGCGGTTGCTTCATGAACTCGATGAGATGAGGCGGCGGGCGGAGGCGGCGGAAGCGAAAATCGAACAGGTGCGGGAGGCGGCAAAAGAACGAGGGCGTGCATTGGCGCAGAAAGGGATTCGGCAATGAAGAGTTTGATTGATCCTGTTGAATTCGCGGCGCTGCTGGAATCGGGCAGGACCTATAAAACTTGCGAAGTGCGCGACATGATCGACGCCGTTCCCCGGATCAAAATTGCGCCTCCTGCCGGTGCTCAAGCGCGATGGGAGCTAATAGGCCCGTTGCATCATTGCTCTAATCCTAAGTGCGGATTTGCTGCGCTGTGCGATGGGAGGGAAGAAGAGTTAAGCGATTTTTGCCCACATTGCGGCGCGGTCATGAACGCCACGAGCGAAGAACAAGAGGCCGCAACACGGACGGAAGCGGAAGTAACGAACATTCGGATCAGCGAGGCGTTACAGGAGCTTGAAAGCGCCTATTTAGAGTACGACCTTGATTATGCGTTTTACATCAGAATGCACGATTTTATTTCAAGGATCGGTGTCACGGAGCCGGAGGCGGAAGATGAGCAGGCCGATTGACAAAACCAAGGCAAGCAATCACAAGTGTAAGAATTGCGAGCATTGGCAATGGTTCAAACGGTGTTATAACCCGGCATCACCAAACCACATGAAGGTGGTCGGATATAGTCAACGATGCGATGGGTTCAAATGGTCAGACGAGGGAAAGGGGATGCGCAACGATGCCGAGTGACACGAACAAGCCCGACAGCGGATGCGATGGGTGCAGATTCGCAAGAGGTGCAAAGCGATGTGAAACATGCAGTCGGAGATATGCAGATCGATGGGAAGCACCGCCACCACCGAAACCTCTTTCACCCGGCGCGGTCGGAGTTCTCGCGATGGCGCTTTTGATGGTCGAGCAGACCAGAGGCGGCATTGATTATACGACGTGACGAGGATAAATGGAGGCGAGCAAATGGCATGCGTAAGGAAGGGGAAAATTCTTGAAGTCCTTCGCGACGGCGGAGAAGTCATCGAGAATTATTTGATCGACCATCGCGATTTGGTTGATAAGAACGGTCAGTATGTTGGTTGGGTACGTAGTGATACGTTGTGGCGCATGTGGAGAGATGACGCAATTATTCGCACAGAAGGAGCCGGAAAGCAGAAGTACATGCGCTATTTCAGGACACCAACCAGACGGGACGCCTAGAAGACACGGGAGGAAGCGAATAGCCATGTATGGGATTTGGTCAACGTGGTCTCGGAAATGGTGCTTTGGGATTATCGCGCGGACAAAGGAAGAGGCATTCGAAAAGCTCGAAAAGCGCATCGGTTGGGATGCGGCGAAAGTGAGGTTTGAAGCGAGGCAGCTTTCAAAGGAGAACGTCAGGGAGATTCAGGAGCAGACGCAACGGATGCGATTCGCAAAAAAGGAGAATGCACGGCAAAGAACGAGACGCGCACCAATCAGCGAACAGCGATAGGCGCAAGGGGGTGCTTATGCATACAAGTTGTGTTGGCTGTGTGCATTATCTCGGCGGCGGGTGTTGCCGGATCAACCTTGAAGCCGAGTGTGCGGCGGGGGATTATGAAATGTACGAGATAGAAAAACCGACAGAGAGAAAGGAGACGGAGGATGGATAAGCGGTTTTTCAAAGGAATGAGATGGCTCCCGGAAATCGTGTGCTTGTGTGGGCCTATGCGGAATTACGAGGCGTATCGAAAGGCCGAATATGACCTTGAATTACAAGGAAAGATCGTGCTTGCACCTAGCTTCAAACCGGGAGCTAAGATACACGACGGAATGACGGGATGCACGCCGGAGCAGAAGGTGAAGCTCGACGAACTGCACAAGCGGAAGATTGACCTCGCGGACCGCGTGCTGGTTTTGAACGTAGGTGGATACGTCGGGGAAAGCACTCGCAGCGAGATTGAGTACGCACAGACACACGGTAAACAGGTTGAATACTTGGAACCACCGATGACAGGAGGCATGCCCCATGATTGAGATGATGAAGGCGTTGACCGTTTGGCAACCGTGGGCAAGCCTGATGACAATCGGGGCGAAGGAATTCGAGACGCGCGGATGGCCAACGAATTACCGCGGCAAAATCGCAATTCACGCGGCGGCTAAGCCCCCACGCGAAGCGATGCGGGGCCTTCCCCATGACGTACAAAAGGCTATATTTGATTCTCTCTACGCGGAATACGGGGCTCAATCGGGGGTGCTTGAGTTGCTTCCCACGGGCGCGGTTGTAGCCATCGCGGACTTAGTGAACGTCTGGCGTACCTGCTACCATCCGGGGGCGAACATCAATAGGGCGATGCACATCAAGATTGGCGCTGAGAGCATGACCTTGGACAAGCACGACCCGGACTTCGACAAGATCGTGGTCCCGAGCGAACGGGAAATGCTCCTTGGGGATTGGACGCCGGTTCGGTACGCATGGCAGCTTGCGAACGTCAAGGCGCTGGAAAAACCGATTCCCGTAAAGGGCAAGCAAGGACTGTGGAATTGGGAAGTTAGCGCGTGAAGGGAGATCGCAAATGATTCGCAACAAAAATAGACATGAGGAATATATGCTTGGCGGATATGACACGAACGAATACTTTTGCGAAGCACAGGACGTTGGAAGCGGCGCGTGGATCATGGTCGTTCGGACGATACCGGTTGAACGAAGGTATGCGCCGAAGGTTTATGGGATTTATTGGGCGTTACCGCACGAGGAAGGAGGGCATTGCAGAGATAGATTCGGTCGGCAAGCGGTCAAGGTTTATACCCCTGTTGAGGTGGTGCTTTTGAATCATGAATATTCGGTGGTGTCAGATGAGCGGTTTGAAATGTACCGCAAGGAAGTTGGTTATGCGTTGCATGAGACAGGAGCACATATCGAGATGGCAATGAACCTTGAATACCTTGAGAAAGGCAGGAGCTTATGCGAAGAAGAACGTGAAGTCATATGGGCGTTGCAGGTTGACGGGTTGACGGAATATCAGGCTTGCGAAGAGTATTTTCTTTCACACCACACCGACACAAGCAACGTTGGTATTTACTATTTACCGCCCAAGGAAGTCATAGACGAATTGATAGCCGCGTTCGGTGACCGGTGATTCGGTTTGCGAGAATGGAGGTTCAATGATGAGCGATTTTGCGCGAGCGTTCTACGATGGCGCGCGGGCGTGCGTGACGGTGGCGGGATTTATCGTCATGGGCGCCGGGATACTGGCGGTCCCCGCGTTGATTATTTCGGTCGTGGAGGGCATCAGGAAATACAAGGCGGATAAGTGAGAGCATGGAGGGGTGAATGATGAGCGTTAAGGGGATGCCGTTAAGCACCCGCATGGTGCAGAAATACCGGGCCGAACAGAAGGACATGACGCGACGCATCATCGGCATTCCGAACGAAGCAGAGCCTTCACGGAATGCCGGAGGCGAGGTTATCTTTTCAAGCGACAATACCGTGTTCTTTGAATGGCAAGGCGAGCCGAACATCAACCACAACGTAAAACCGCGATACCTTCCCGGAGATTTGATTTACGTCAGGGAATCGTGGCGGATTGGGGCATGGGACTGGAGCACGGGCCGATTTGCATTAGATTACAGGGATGAGGTGCGGCGCGAATGGGTTCAGGTGGCGGACACCGAGCGCGCAGAACGGTACATCATCCAAACCTATCAGGATGCGGCAAAGGCGGGATTGGTTGACCCGAAGATTCTAGAGGATACCGGACTTTGGGCAACGTGGCCTCCGGTAGGTTGGGAAGCCGGAAAAGGCCCTGCCCGTTGGAGGCCCCCGCGTTTCATGCCGCGCGAATTCGCGCGCGAATTTGGAATCGTCAAGGCCGTCAAGGTGGAGCGAGTGCAGGAGATCAGCGAGGACGATGCGGTCCGGGAGGGTTTTCATTCTGGACGATGCAACCCGAAACGCTGCGATCCATGCGTATATGGGAGCGCATGTCCAGGCTGGAGCTCGGTTGAGGAATTCGCTTATCTATGGCAAGCATTGAATGCGAAACGCAACCCGACCTATTCATGGAATGCGAACCCGTGGATTTGGGCCTATACCATCGAGCGGATACCAATGCCGGAAGGGTGGCCGAACGTATGAAGCCTATTTACGAGCCGCGCACGCGCGCGAAAGAGTATGGCGATTTGTGCGTGAACATCTACACGGGATGCAATCACGGGTGCGTCTATTGCTTCGCTCCTTCGGTGCTGCGAAAGGCACGAGAAGATTTCGAGAGGGTCGAGCCGAGGGCGGGCGTCGTGGATGCGGTCAAGCGGCAAATCGAGCGCGAGGGCATCACGGGCAAGCTGATTCATTTATGTTTCGTGTGTGACCCCTACCCCGCTTTCATCGATACGACAGCGACACGGGAAGTTATCAGGGCGATCAAGAGCGCGGGCAACAACGTTCAGATATTGACGAAGGGCGGAAAGCGCGCAACGCGGGATTTCGATTTGCTGGGCAAGGGCGATCGGTTCGGCGTGACGTATACGCATTCGGATTCAGATTGGACGGAGAAGAACGAACCGAACGCGGCAAGCCAGAGCGATCGGCTGGAAAGCCTCTTCATGGCGAAGCTCGCGGGCGTGGAAACATGGGTTTCCTGCGAGCCGGTATATGACATAGAGGGCGTTTTTCAGCTATTGAAGAGCGGCAATTACATTGACGAATTCAAGGTCGGGAAGCTCAATTATCACCCATCAGCGATCGATTGGGCGCGGTTCGGGGATGAGTGCATGACGATCGCGCGGGCGTATGGGCGGTCGCTGTATCTGAAGCAGGATCTTCGCGACGAGATGAAGAGATCGGAGGCGTAACAATGGTTTTCAAGCGGACCGTGACGAACACGTACAACATCGTTGCGAGAGCGGATAAGCCCATTTTCGTGTTCAAGGATTTCATGAACGCGCGGAAAAAGTACGGAATGAAGACGGCGGAGTTTGAGCGGTGCTTCATGTGCAAGAAGGCGTTCGAGGACGAAGAAGGGGTGTATTTCGCGACGGTGACGCCGGGCATCGGGAACAGGTTCCTTTGCGGGGCGTGCGCGGAAAAGGTGGTCGCGGATGTTTGACATTGAGCGGTTGCGCGCAAAGGGCGTGCCGGAAGGAAGTATCAAAATCGCGCAGATGGTGAACGAGAACACCGCCCGCAGAGAATCTTGCACGGGGCATGAATTTGAGCAGACGGAGAGAATCGGGCGTTACAAATGCAAGAACTGCGGATGCGAACAAGACGTAAGCTATGTGCTCGGATACCGTGACGCGATCAAGCATTTGACGTACAAGGGCGGCGAAGGCGCATGAACATCACAAGGGTAAGATGGGCGGAATGGATTCTGGACCGGATAACAATGCTCGGTTGGATCATGTGGGCATAGGCGGAAAGGGGTGGGCGGTGGTGTGCGGAATCCCGTTGAATATACCGGCACATACGCGATGTACGAATTGCGGCGCGTGCTGCGGCGTTTTCCCCGTTTCTGCGGCGGACATTCACAGGATCGGCGCATACATACGCGGGCACGCGGAGGTCTTGAACGTTGTAAAGCAGGTGAAGGAAAGCGAACTTGTTTGCCCGTTCAGGGATGAAACGAAGATGCGATGCGCGGTGTACCCTGTCAGGCCGTTGATTTGCAGAATGTTCGGGGTTGTGCAGTTGATGCAATGCAGGAACGGGAATTCGGCGAACATCGACGGATTCAAGTTTAGGATGGAAGAGCCGGTTGCGTTTAGCCACATGGTCGATTGGGAGAAGGTCGCAAGCGAGGTGACGGGCGGTGATGTATGAGTGCTGCGCTTGCCGGAAGAAGTTCGAGGCGCACGAGGCGCGGACGGTGACATGCGCGCATTGCGGCAAGGAACAGCGCGTGCGGCTTGGGATTTGCTCGGATTGCTTCGAGGTGTTGAAAGGCAAGGCACCCATCAAAAAGCCGTATAAGTGCCCGGTGTGCAACGGCAGAGGACAGCAGTACCCGACCGACAGCACGGCATGCCCGGCCTGTAAGGGCACAGGCATCATATGGAGCAATGAAAACAATGGCGAATGAAGATGTGTCTGCGTTCGAGAAGACGCGAGCAAAGCCCGACGAGCGCATGGCGATGATGATGTTGGCATCGATATTGGAAAGCGTTGAGAAGGCCGTCTCCCCTGTTTGTGCTCGTTTGGCTCACGACAAATACGCAATGCGCGGATTGAAAGCGGCAGTCACGAGCATTCGCAGGGTGATCGACGTTGCGGCGGAAACCATCGACCAAGACAGCATCGACTATATCGTCAAGAATTCGCGCGGGTACGAGATGGTCATACGGCAAAAGACGGTTGTCAAGGACCCGAGCTGGATGTACGTGAAGACGGATGATTTACAGCGGCTTATCAAGATGGCGACGCGCGACGAATGCGGTTTTTGCTTGCTGGATGGCAATCAGATCAAGGCATGCAAATTGCGGAAAGTGCTGCTCAATATGGTGGACGAACCAAACTCAATGTTTGGGTGCGGGTTCAGGGGAGGCAAGACAGAAGATGGATAAGGCGAAGCGGGAGTTCTTAAAACAGCATGAGAAGGAGTTGAAGGACCGGCGCGTTTCAATCGTCATCGATTCGTTTCATGGCGTGAATTGGTGGGAGAAGACCAAGGTATTCCCCTTGTTCACGGTTTACTTTAACTCGCGTGATTTTCCCGGAAAGTTCGCGGTCAGGTTGTTCGACGGGCAGCAACCGACGCGGCTTGTGACGGTGAACAATACGATCGAGGCGGCAAGAGGTACGATACCTCCCCTATTTCATTGTGTAGCGCGAAGCGAGAAGGACGAACCGCACATTGTGGAAACGTGGATATAAGATACGGAGGGTTGCGGCGTGGATTTTAACGATTATCAGCGGATGGCGCAGCGGACAAGCAATACGAGCATGGGAATCGATAAGGTCGCAAACGGCGCGCTGGGGCTTGCGGGCGAAGCCGGCGAATGCGCGGAGATCGTGAAGAAGCACATGTATCAGGGGCACGAGCTTGACCGCAAAGCGATCGTCGAAGAGTTGGGCGATGTGCTGTGGTACGTCGCGGAAGCGGCAACGGGAATCAACGTATCACTCGATGAGATCGCAGGGGCGAACCTCGATAAATTGTGGGCGCGATACCCGCATGGTTTCGACGCAGACAGGAGCATTCACAGGGAGCACCGCGCCCCGGATCAGGCGCAAGACGGCGAGTAGTTTTTAACGGCATTAAATGCCTTCAATACGGGCTTGGGTTTATCGGGCGAGCAAATCCTTGCACGAGGCAAGGGGCGGCGCACAGGCGACTTTAGAACGGAGGTCATGGACATGGACGTAAGGAAACAATTCGCGACGATGATTTCGGGGAGGCAGTACGGGAACGAGATTACGAAGGCGGAAGCGGAGCTCGCCAAGAAAAACGGCGTTGTCATTGTGTACGGATACAGCGATGACAACATGGAGTTTGAAGGGGCGATTTACGATGAAGTCGGCTGCTTCAACGGCGGGAAGTGCTATATCAAGGGGCGGGAAGTGTTTCACGACGAGCCATACGACGGTTGCCCGAGCATCACGGCGGTATGGTGCGGAGAGGGTAAGCCGCCTTGGACATACGAGACGGACATCTTACATGAGACGTTCGAAATCTACGAAGGAGAAGAATTGTTCTGTGTCGGTATTGTATTCACGGTTCTTTGATTGAAAGCAGCGTGTAAAGTGAGAAACGGAGGTCGCGAGGCATGAATCAGGCATGTTTGGTCGGGAATCTGACGAAGAACCCCGAATTGAGAACTACGCAAAACGGGATCAGCACATGCACGTTCACGATTGCAGTCAACAGGCGCAAGGGCGCGGACGGCGTACAAAAGGCCGACTTCATCCCGGTTGTCACATGGAGGCAGCAAGCGGAGAATTGCGCGCGGTATCTTGCGAAGGGGCGCAAAGTCGCAGTTGTCGGCAGCATTCAGACCCGCAACTACGATGCGCACGACGGCACGAAAAGGTATGTGACGGAGATCATCGCGACCGAAGTCACGTTCTTGCCGAACGGCAGCGGGAACAATGCGAGCGGGAATCAGCAGCAGGGGCAAGACAACGGATACGACGATGGAGCGGCGAACGCGAGCGCAGGTGCGAGCGCGGGCGACGGGTTCACGCAAGTATCTGACGATGAACTGCCATTTTGAGATATAGTAATGCAAAAGTTGTAAGTACAGTTTGCATTATATACAGCAAAGATTGTAAGTACAGCTACAAGGTGCAGGGAGAACGGCGGCAACCGTCCTCCCTGCGGTAGGGCATTGCACGTCCCAGCGCGCAATACCGCTATGCGAATTATATCACGAGCGGAGGGATAAGGCAATGCTGCCGGAGCAGGTCGATGAAATGTTGAAGTCATATCGCGAGTGCGTCGGAAGATGCGGGCACCTCAAATCGGAGATCGAAGAGACGGAAAAGCTCATCACGGAATTGAGCGCGACGGCGCTTGCAGATGCATCAGTTCGCGCGCAACAGTACACGGGGATGCCGCACGGGTCGGGCGTGAGCAACCCGACCGAGCAAGTGGCGTGCATGTTCGCGGACGGATATATGCCGGAAGAAATCAGAAGATTGCAAAAGGAACTGGCAGACATGAAGCGCGAGTTCAGGGAGCGATACCCCACCGTGCATTTCGTTGAGGCATGGTTGCAAGGGTTGACGGAAAAAGAACGGTGGATCGTCGAACAGCAGGTCATAGACGGGGTGACGTGGCGCGATGTGATGACGCGATGCAGGTTGAAGTTCGGCATTGAGTACACGAAGGACGGATTGAAGCGGATCAAGGCAAAGGCACTCGACAAGATATACAGAATCGCAGCATAGCGGGATGCGGCGGGCTGCATGCCCGCTTTTTTAGACCAAATCTTAACAATTATCCTCACCAAGCCTATTGACTATGATACTCTAAAGTATTATAATCAGAATCAGCAGGAGGGCATGGGCCGCAAGGAGGAAAGCATATGGCAACGGAAAAGTACACCATCCCCGCCATCGCACGGGAAACGGTTGAAGCAGAGCTTCGGAAGGTTCAGCGCAAGGCGGAGAAGTACGGGAAGACCCTCGCGTGGAGCTTTGGGCCGGAAAACGCGAAGAAGCGCACCATTTGGAAGCAACAGCAATGGACGCAGAACACCGTAAAGACTGAGAAGATCGGCGAAGAGCTTGTCGAGGCCATCGACATCACCATCGAAAGCGAGATCGTCAAGATTGACGGATACAATGTCATCGCCAAGATTGAGCATTTAGAGAGTGCCAACATCGTAACAAGGATCGACCGAGAAGCCGAGATAGACAGCAAGTGGACGAAGGCCGATGCGCATTGTGAGCATTGCCGAACCACCCGTCCCCGCACTGTTACCTTCATCGTTCGCAAGGATGGCACCGATAAGCAGATCGGGAGTTCCTGCTTAAAGGACTATTGCGGGATCGACCCGCAGATGACGGCTATCAGGAATCAGCTTACAGAAACCCTCACGCTCTACGACATGGAAGCCTATGATTTCGATCGCGCAGCCGAACATAGTTACCGCGCATACGAGGCTTACAAATCGCTTGCTCTCGCCGTTGATGTTTACAAGGCGCAAGGGTATCGCAAGGCTGATGAGCCGGATTCCAACAAGGATAAACTCCGTGAAGCGATGATGGATGTCGCGCAGCCCACGGGCAAGGCGCTCGAGGCGGCGCAAGCCATCACTGAATTTCTGGCCGCGCGCGGATATGAAGACCTCGACAACATCCTTTGGAACGTCAAGACCATAACAGAAGCAGGATATTGCAAACTCTCAAACGCGGGTATTCTCGCCTACGCCCCCGCCGCGTATGAACACCAGATTGAAGAAGAAGAGCGGCAACGCGCGCGCAAAGAGCAAACCGCCAAAGAAGCCGCTGCGTCTTCGTACATCGGGGAACTCGGACAGCGCATCATGATCGACATCGCGGAATGCAAGCTTTTAACTTCTTGGGATGGCGATTACGGAACCACTTACCTCTACAAAATGCTTGACACCGAAGGCAATGTATTTATCTGGTACGCTTCAAAGCGTTTCGGCGAGCAGGTCAAGGGAAGGTGCATAGAGAGCGCGCACGATGAGCGCGGGTACTTCTATGAGACGAATTTTCAGGAGTTCGTTACCGGGAAGATCAAGGCCACCATCAAGGACCATACGGAGCGGGAAGGAGTAAAACAAACGGTTATCACGCGGTGCAAGACGGCGTAGGACCCTACGAGCAGGAGCGAAACAGGAGGGACAGCGGATGGACGCTTACAAGGAGCACGGGTACGCGAACAGGAAGGCTTACTTGCGGTCGGTTTCGGAGGAATACGGGGTCCCCATCGTGATCGTGTATCAGGCGGCGGCGATGTTGGGAGAAGAAGAGGATTTCGACGGGCTGATTTCGATGGTTCAGGATTTCGCGTTTTAAGGAGGTCGGGGGCGGCATGGCGGGTTGGAAGGACAATGTACGGCCTGAAACTGTGGAGGCGG